ACGTCGCGCACGTCGCGCACGTCGCGCACGTCGCGCACGTCGCGCACGTCGCGCACGTCGCGCACGTCGTCGTCGCGCACGTCGTCGCGCACGTCGCCAGGGAGCGCCCTGGAGCGCTGCCGCACGTCGTCGCGCACGTCGTCGCGCACGTCGTCGCGCAGTCGCCGAGGGCGCTCCGTGGCGGGCGTCAAGGGGATGAATGGCAGGAGGCCCCGTTCATACGCTGGTGGCCGATAGGTGGCCGATAGGTGGCCGATATACGGGGAGGTTAGCCGTAGTAGGCTTCGAGGAAGGTTTCAATCGCGTCGAGCAACGCGTCGGCGGCGGGGTTGGCCTTCATTGCGGGGTAGAGCAGATCCAGCGCGTGGCTAAGCTCGTCAAGCCTTGCCTCGAACTCGAACGAATCCCAGTAGCCCTCCAAGTCCTCGTCCCAAACAACGGGGTGGCGCGCGATACCCGCAAAGTCAGTTATTTCATTGCAGAAGCGCTCGTACTTGCGCTGGAAGGCTTCGCCGCCGTCGTCGTCGTACCGGCCGAACGGAGCGAGCTTGCGCGTGGAGTCTGCGTCCTCCGTGAAGTTTGTCCAGGCTGCTCGGAGCTTCTCAATCGTCGTCGGTGCCATCGTCGTTCCCCTTGGTGCGTTGGTTACTTTGAAAGCTTCGCAAGCTCAGCTTCGAGCTCAACGACCTGTCGCATGACCCCATTCCCGGCCATCGGCCTGCACAAACCAGCCCCTGTAGCTCTCTCGGTACTTGACCTTCATTGCGTCCTCCAGTTTCAGCTCTCTAGTCGTCCATGCCGTCCATTGCGCGAAACTCGGCCACGCAGCAGGCTTCGCAGATGACTTCGTCGCAGCTCTCGCGGAAGAAGAGCTTATTGCAAGCCTCGCAGCGCACGCGCTGCGCAAGACAATGGTCGCAAAGCTCTTGGTAGTCATCAGGGCTGCCCGTAGGCGATACCTCGGTGAGGCGCGCAACGGAGCCGCACCCATCGCAGGTGCCGACGTACTCGCGCCTGGCGAGCTCTTTTTTCAGCTCCGCGACGAGCTGCATAACGTCGCGCCGTTCGGCCCCATATAGCCCTCGGCAACGCAGGAGGCTGGTCAGGCTGCGCAGCTCGTCCTTCAATTCGGCTTCGCTTCGGTCTTGGTGTGCGTTGGTCATCGTCGTACCCCGTTTGATGCGGCTACATGAGCCGGTGTTGCGATTCGGCGGCCACCGACGTTGCCTTGGAAGGCTCCGAGGACCGCGATTGCGACAAACACGATTGCGACAATCTTCGTTGCTTTGTTTGTGTTTGTCGTTGCCATATTGATATTGTAACCATGCTGGACATATTGTCACCGAAAAAGTCACCAAGAATCTCGGAAAAGGACACGCGTCACTCAGCTTTGCAGGACGCTCGCCGCACCCTCGGCGCTCGCGCACGTCGTCGTCGCGCACGTCGTCGTCGCGCACGTCGTCGTCGCGCACGTCGTCGTCGCGCACGTCGTCGTCGCGCACGTCGTCGTCGTCGCGCACGTCGTCGTCGCGCACGTCGTCGTCGCGCACGTCGTCGTCGCGCACGTCGTCGCACGTCAATACGTGCGCCAGCGCTGCCTCGCAACGTATTAGCGTAACGCGCTACGTCGTCGCGCAGCTCGCCATGGCGCACGTCGTCGCGCACGTCGTCGTCGCGCACGTCGCGCAGCTCCTCGAGCGCTGGGGCATAATGCGCTGCAAGGTCAAACGGGTATTGTGTCGAGAACCGACATATTGTATATAGGTCGAACGTCGCGCAATCGCGACCATGTATTGCGGCGCGGCTTTGGGGCGCGCTCGCAGCGCAACGTGAAAGGAGGTAGCGCAGATGCCGTAGAATGGGGGGTTTCAGGATATCACTCGGAGGTATGCACAAACACAAGGAAATAGAGCTTGACATGAAACTGCCTGTCCAAGTCCTAGAACTAGCCCGTTTCGCTACTCTAGGCGACGAATGCCCTTTGAGCTGGATGTCCATCAGACCGTTTGGCGAGGCTGTCATGCAAGCGACAGCGCTCACAGGAGCTTCGCTTGCGCAGTACGCCTGGATTGACGTTGGACACGACAAGAGGGAGGTTTGCATACGCGCCGAAGACATCCTTGAGATGTTGAAAGCGAGCTACAAAAAGGACCGGTTGCTCGGAGCAACGTTGGAGGGCAACGTGCTTCAGATTGGAAACGAGCTTGGCAAGCCGGTGCGAGTGGTACCGCACGCCGAGGTTCATTTCCCCGATACCACAGCTGTCATCCCTGAAGAGGGCCTTGAGGAAGACTCAGGGCCACAAGGGAGCATCTTTGGCCTCGATCTGAGGTTGGTGGGCAAAGTCCAGGAGTGGCTGCGCAACGTCAACGCGGACCCTATTGTCAAATGGACGACGCGGGGTCCTCACGACCCCATCCGCCTTGACGTCCCTACAATCAACCTATCTGGCGGCTCCGCGCTATTCGTGATCATGCCAGCTAGGATCTCCTAACCTGAACCAGGAGCCCGTCGGCGAGCGCGTCGGCGGGCTTCCTGCCATTTGGAGAGGACATGAAGCTTGAACGACCGAAGTTCCATAACTACCCTCCGGGCGAGTTCCCCAGCAAGGCTGATGGGTTCGATCTCGTCGAGCTCAAGTATGACGGCTGGTGGGGGCAGCTTGTTCTCGCGGGTAGCGAATGGAAGCTGTTTTCTCGTACTGGGCAGCTCAAGAAGTTTGGCGTCCTCACGGAGCCTGTGGGGTACACCGTGCTTCACGGGGAGTATTGCTTCGGCACGGAGTGGTCGAAGGACCATCCCGAATACTACGACCAAATAGCCGTCCACAGCGCTGAGATCGTTGACGGCGAGGACGTGCGCCAGCTTGACCTGAAGCACTCGCGCGCCGTCATTCGAGAGATGCTCGGTAGGCTTCGGAGACAGCCTATTCAGCGTGGATTGTTCATTGTCAAGCAATGGCCAATCGGATCAGCTCCCAGCGTGTGGAAGCATAATGAGGAGTTTGAGGGGCTTGTCTTCAAGAACTCCGCGGCTCCATGGGGCAGCCCATACGGCCGCATGAAGCGCGGGGTCACGATGGACTACATCTGTCTCGGGTTCGAGCAATCCGAATCTGACCGCCATGCAGGCTGGGGAGTCGCATCTGTGCTGGGCGGCTTGATTCCTGCGGGCAAGGACACCCCGCGACAGGTATGCAAAGCAGGAGGCTTGAACGACGAAGCGCGAAAGCTGTTTTTCGAGCACCCCGAGAAGTTTGTCGGCAAGGTGTTTGAAGCTGAAGGGAAGAAGATCACCAAGAGCGGGGCTCTGCGCCACCCCAACTTCGTACGCTGGCGCACTGACAAAAAGCCAAGCGAGTGTGTTTGGCAAGGATGAGCAATGAACGAAGAAACGAAAGCGAAGCTTGAACGTTGCGGCCACATAGCGCACGCAGTGACGCTCGCGCTGAACAATGCCGGCGCGAACCATATCGAAGCCGTGATTGCCATCGCGATGCTTCTAGGCCGCGCGCGAGACGACAAATACCTAGAGCTGCCTCCGCAGCTCATGGAAGCTGTGAACCTGTACGTCAACAAGATATTCCCGAAGAAGGCTAGCAACACAGATGAGAATGTGGATGGTTGATCCGAAGCTTATGTGCCGAGCGCATCTACTGGGTGAGCATCGAGAGCTGCACACCTTGGTCGGAGCGCTCAGGAAGGGGAGGTCAATTCAAGGGTACGTTGACGATGGTTTGGTTGAAGTCCACAACGTGGTAGCACGGCACGATGAGCTGGTCGCCGAGTTTCGACGAAGAGGCTGGCCTAGCGGCTACGTGCATACCACACCCATAGAGAGCTTCGACGGCTTCACAGCAGGGAGCGTCAACGTCGGAGCCAACGCGCTGGAACTCATGCGACGTTGCGCGCAATGCGCAGCGCGCACGAGACAGGAATTGTTCCATGTCTGCTAGAGTGAAAGAAGGCTCCATTCTCCTACATCCAACGAAAGGGGTCAATCCAAGGCTCTGCTTCTGTCCCCACTGCATGAGGGACGGCGATATCATCATGCTCGGCGCGCGCGAGTACGGGGGCCGCTGCCCTAGTTGCAATATGCTGCACATCGGCATCCGCAACGAGCCCGAAACCAAGTGTACTTCGTGCGGCCACCAAGGGCTGCAGATCATGCCAATCCCAGACGAGGCAAGGATACCAGTGATATGCGACGAATGCAGAGCAGGCCTTCAAAAGGCCAAAGAACTGTTAGACGCCGGCGGCTGCGAATGGCGGTGCGAGGATTGCAACCGAAGTGGTATCATCGAGCATACGCATCCCATAGCCGAAGCCTTGCGAAAAAGCCACCCTCCAGGACAGAGAGGAGTGATCTTGACCAAGGCCGAATGCCCATTCTGCACGGAAGGAGCCCCGAACTGATGGTCGTCGGTTGGGTCAACTACGCTGGCATCGTGCTTTGCATCGACTGCGCTGAGACCGAGTGGAACAACGGAGAATTGGAGCAAGCACAGCCTATCTGGCTAGATACCTATGGCGCCCAAGTCGCCTGCACAAGCTGCAAGCGACTGGTCAATCAAAGCCATCGAGCTTACCAGCTCTCGCAATGGGATGGAGCGCAACGATGGCAATGCTGACGGTTCATGCTCTGCGCTACGGGTTCGCGCTGTGCGGCTTCACGAAGACAACTCCTGATGGTTGGCCTTGCGGCCATGTCTGGGTTGCATGGAATGAATGGGACGCGGCGAGGGCCAGTAGCAACCTGAAAGACATGCACTTTTGCAATGAGTGCAGATTGGCTGTCAGGCGCGACGAGCAAAGGAGGAGAAATCATGGCCGCTGATGGCGTGACTCATGTCTGCACGGTCTGTCATAAGCGCGAGGCCGCTCACGAAGTGAAGTGCTGCTTCACCGACTACACGGAAATGCAAGCTCACATCTGCGAGGAATGCTACTCGGAGATCGCTGCGAGCTTCATAATGAGCGACGATGGACTGGCTCGCATCGGCTACGCGCTGACGATCTGGTCCCAGGAAGGAGCCTTGGAAGCCTTCAAAACATTCTGCTGGTATTGGTCAATCGGCTTCGAGAAGCTGATGCCCCAAGACATTGAAACGAAAGCGATCTTGGAGCGTCTAGTCGGACAACCTATCAAGATGACCATGGAGTTTGAATGATGGACCCGAACGCCTGTCTTGATTGCATCCTGAGAACAGCCAAAACCCTCGCCGACGGGGAGGGTAACGCTCACGAGGCGATGAAGCTCGCCGAGCATGTCCTCGCACTAAATGGATGGATTCAAGGTGGCGGCTTCCTGCCGCGCCTGTGGCAGCAAAATGAACGCGACAGGCTCGACAAGCTAGAAGAATAGCAACTGCAACGGGGAGCCATGGCGGCTCCCCGTTGCCATCACACGGAGTACGCTACACAAAAGGGAAAGGTGAAGGCTATCCCATGTTACACCATGATGGCAAGGAAAGCTACGAAACGGCATCTGTCCGCGCTATGTCATGGGCAAAAGACAAGCTAAACCAGCTAATTGACCGAGGGAGGGAATCGACAAAAAAGGTGCTAGAGAAGGTAGATGCTACACTGATTGAAGACGCCATCGTGAGAGCCGACCGCGTGAGCTTCTATCCAGGCAGCGAGGAGGGGACGCTTTGCATGGAGGCAAACGGCTTTGATGCGCTCATGCACGAGCACGCGGCTGACCAAGCCATCGCGCGTCTCGGGGGCTCGAAGCGGATCACGCAATGGGCGTTCCAGCCCGATACGGCCGAAGAGTTCGCCGGCATCCTCAACAAGAAGATCAAGCAGCAGGGCTCGAAACGGTACTTGACGCGCAGCGTCACCGGTCAGGTTCGTGGCTTTATGTCGGACCGATATCGTAGACTGGACGTTCGGCCTCTCGTCGAGTCATTAGTGTCCACGTCGGTCAGCGGCTACGGGGCGGTGCCAATCGACGCCCACGTCTTGGAAACAAGCTTTCATATGAAGTTGGTGCTCCCTCGGATCTTCGAGCCGATCACCAACGAAGTCGGGGTCTTTGGATTGACGTTTAGAAACAGCGACTTCGGCGCGGGGCGGCTCTATATCAAGGGTTTTTTCAACCGGCTCTGGTGCACCAACCTGGCTATGTGCGAGGATGGGATAAGCCAGGTTCACCTGGGTAGGGTTTTGTCGGATGATATAGCCTTCTCGCAGCGAACCTACGAGCTCGACACCATGACGATGGCGAGCGCTATTGGAGACGTCGTGAAGCACATCTTTTCAGCCGAGAACATCGAGCGGCGCATGCTGCTCATCCAACAAGCCCACGCCGAGGACGCGGGGACCGACGTTGGCAAGGTGCTCAAGGGGCTCGTGAAAGGCAGCAAACTCTATCAGGGCGAAGCTAAACAGGTGACCGAGGCGTTCAATAGTCCGGACGTGGAAATGCTCCCGCCAGGCCAGAATCGTTGGCGCTTGTCAAATGCCATCTCCCTCATTGCCCAGAAGACGAAGCCTGACCGCCAGCTAGAGCTGGAAGAGGTCGCAGGCGAGGTCGCTGGTCTAGTTCAACGCGCCGCGTAGCTCTGTGCGCACGTCGGGCGAGGGTGATCGCAAGCCCTCGCCCGACTCCCCGTTCTCGGAGCTCACATGGCCAAAATCGTTCAGCATTTCTGCTCCAACCTACTCCGATTCACTGGCGGGAAAGCAAGAGCCTACGAGCGCGCGCTGGCCGCGCCCGGGATCCTGAGTGTCGAGGACAATCGTGGTTGCGCTTGGACCGTTATCACGGTCGAGGAGGGCAGCCGCGCTGACGACCTACTCAAGCCCCTGTCCATGCACAGGAAGGAGCAGCCATGAAGCCTTACGAGCCACCGCCAATCGACGAGCCCTGGACGCCTGGGCATGGAGATCGCTCGTGTATGTGCAATTCATGCCGAGAAGCAGCCAAGCGTCACCTTGAGCTGCTTCACGCAGAAATGGACCGCCAGGAAGCTGAACGTCAGGTTCTCGCTAGGAAGCGCCGACGTCCAAAAAAGAAGCCCTCAGCGCCCATTGTACCCCGTGAAGCCGCCCCAGTCACTCACACCTTCGGAGACCTAGCTGCTATGGTCTCGTGCATGCTTCTCGAACGGGTTTGCCTGGTAGGCTTCGCGCCAGTTAGTCTTGTCCGCAAGAAGGATGAGATGCGCTCCCGCGTACAGAAGCGGGAAAAACGGTCCTAGAGCCCACGCCTGCATGGTGTGGACGTTCTCATGCGAGGCCAATCGCTCCACCGCGTCAGCGCTCGAATAGAGCTGAAACGACCCAAGTGTGATGCCCCATAGGTGCCCAGGGTACACCTGGCTCAGCGTCGTCCCCTCCCTCGCAACGAAGCGCACGACTGCGGCCTTTTTGTCAGTGCTATGATAAGCGATCTGCTTCGCAGCCCATAGCGGCCCTAGCGTCGTGGTGAACGCGAGGCCCGACCAAGGGGCTGACCAGACCGTTCCAAGAGTTCTCAGAACACGAGACCCAGCTCTTGAAGCCCATTCCATGCTCGCCCTTTCATTACCTGCTCGGTTTCGTAGCGGACATGGTTCAGATCCAGGAGCTTGCCAGGGCAGGCGCCAGGCTCATTGGCCGCCTTGATGCCTCCCTGAACCTCCCCGTGGCCGCGTATCGCCTTGTAGGGGTCGAAAGCATACGCGGAGCACAAACCTGCCAACAAGTCAAGCAGAGAAGCCATTTGCGCAGCCGTAGGAGCTGTTTCTCTGAAGTCGCCGATGCAGCAGATGCCTATGAACGGGGCCGACCAACGGCGCGCGTGGTAGCCTATTTCATTGAGCGGCAGCGCCTGCCACACCAACCCGTCGAACTCGCTATGACCTCCAATGAAGAGGGTATATGGATTCTCGTAGCCCGTGGCGGCTGCAACGGAGGGGTAATGAGGATCCTTGCCAGTGAAGATGTTGGAAATGGAGAGCCCATCGAGCCCCAGAATGACGCCCGTCTGCAAGTCGAGCCCTCCCCGGTGGATCATGATGCCAGCAATCTCATCGCGCCGAGGAGCACGGCGGCCATCGTAGGCCTCTTCGATGATATTGATGATCTGGCTCAAGGCAGCTCAAAGCCCCACTCGTTGCACGCCTCTATCAACCAGCTCCTGACTTGCCTGTAGGCTTTCGCCTGCTCCTCGGGGATATCCTCATACTTCAGCTTGCTGCGTACCTTGTTCCATACTTCCCCGAGACCACAATGAATCTTTGATGCGTCTTGGAACATTCTGAACTCGTCCTCTTCCTCGGGCAAGCGAAAAACGAAAGTAGCAAGCGGCATCATCTTGTCCGTTTCAGGTAAATAGAGCCATCAGAGTCCCGCGCAAGGACGTAGACGGTGCGATTGAGCTCTCCCCGGATGAGGTGAGCGAGGATGAGGCGAACCACGACTTTGGCCATTGCGCGCTCCTAGACGTGCTTGCGGACGACGACGCGAAGCGGCTGATCTGAAGGCCACGTCTCCTCGACCCCAGACGAGTGCTCGAAGACGACCTCAGCTTCGTGGGTGCCCAGGGGAAGATCCCCGTCGTCCCACTCGATATGAAACAGCCCGTTTGCCGCGTCGTCGATAACCGCGGGTTGCAGGACAAGCAAGCCCGCCTGCTGACGGAGTCGCAAATTGATGGCACTGAAGCTCGAAAGGTCGACCCCGTCGAACTCGAAGTCCAAGTTGGGCTTGCGGTCGGTCGCCACGTAGTAGATGGTCTCGGGGTCGCTACTCATCGATTGTCCTCCACGGCGAGGACCTCGGCGGCCGTCGTCGCGTCAATGATCTGTTGCTTCAAGGCCTCCCCAGAAGCCAGAAGGGCGCGATGGCCGAGGACAATCTCCTCGTAAAACACGGCCACAGCAGCTGCACTCCCTAGCGACTGTATTCCGTCATTGTCGTAGACATTGAGCAGCACTGGATATGCAATGGCCAGGTTTCGAGCTTCGTACAGCAACCCATAACGGAGCATAGCTGCGTCATTGATGCGGAAGCGTTTGCCGTTACTGGCAACGAAACCCTCGGCAATCAGCTCCTCGGTGCGAGCATCGATCTCGGCTGCGCGGGCTACCTTGAGCGGTTTCAGCTTCGGTACCTCGGTGTAGTGCACGAGACTCGTGCCGTCGCCACTTTCTAGTTGGTGATAATAGGGATGCCCCGCGTCGGCCACAGGCTTGGCAATGAGCCCCTCTGGAGCATTGACCACCACCGAAGCCACTTCTGCATTGATGGCCTGGGCCTCCACAAGGGTATACGCCGTGGAGCTTGTCGCAAGGACTTCGCCTGCTGCGTTCAAATAGGCCTGCATGAGCTATCTCCAGAATGCGCCACGAATGCGGCTGTAGACGTGCTGAGCATTGGCTGCGAAGGTGTCGTCCAGGTTCCCGCCGCCAGCATCGCGATAGAGTGCGAGCGCGAGGGAACCGTCTTGCTCCAGGTCGGGAACGGTGAATACAAACTGAGTCACCGCTAACGTGAAGGCTGTGAACGGGCCTGTGACAATCTGCGAGAGTTGTCGCGTATAGGGCAGCGTGCCGTCGAGAACGTCCCCCGCGTTGAGCGTCACCACGTCAAGCTGAAGCTCCACGTTGCCGGAGCCGCTGGCCTCGGGAGCCCAGCCGACCTCGTAGATGAGAGGGCGGCTCGTGTCCAATCCAGGCAACGCCTGAAGAGTCGTGACAGAACCATCCTTATTCCCGTCCTGCCAACGATTCTGCAATGCTTTGATGCTAAGCCCGCTCGCGATGTCGATGGCGGAGTCCGGCTGCGCGAAGCCCTCCATCTCTTCCATCAGTCGGCGGTGCCACACGAGCTGACGATAGGGCTCGGCTGCGCCGAAGTGTTCCACGACACCGTCCGAATTGATCTCGGTGCGATTGGTGTGGAGCTTGATGCGGTCGGCGGCGGGAGCCGTCGAGATGGCCGTTGTGATGCGGACCCGCACCCAATATTTCGTGATAGTGTTGAGCGTCTTCGTCGCCCATCCTGTGATGCCGTCCGTATTGAACCGAACCTGCTCGGTGCTCACCCGCTGAAACAGCCGTTGCGCATATTGCTGGTAAGGCGCGTCAGCATCGGCGCTGAGATGCTCGATGCTGGTCCATGCCGAGCCGTTCCAATACTCCAAAACCACGGCCCCAGTACCTATGCCGAGCGCGGTGGTTATTTCGGGCTTGAGACCAGGGAATTCTTGATCACCACCGATGTAGAAACAGTTCCCCGCGCCGACACCCGCAAAGAGCGCCGCCGAGGAGCCATCGTCGTCCTTGATAGCGGACGTGATATCGTTCCACGTGCCTACTTCGAGGTTGGTGTTGGTGAGCGCAGCCATGCCACGAGTATGACTGTCGCCGCCTCCGAAGGCTGATTCCCGAGGGCGGTCTTCGCTGCCTACGTGCAGCTCTGCTGTGATCTGGATCGCTTCGTCGCCGGGAACGACGGACGAATGCTGAACGGCTATTTCTGCACTCAGGTTGTAGTCTGTCTTGTCCTCGCGAAACACACCATTGGTGAGCGCGAAGACTGCATCCGTTGCCTCCACACGGACATGCGTTGTGAAGCCGGAATCGTCAACAACCCGAAGATAGGTCCCTGTGACAATACCTCCCGTGGACCCTATGTGAAGCCCCGTTGTGAAGTCGGTCATGGCAAGGCCATTGATACGACCACGGGCGGCGACACCGTTGACGAGCATGGCTGTCACTCCATCCTCGACTTCGGTGTGCTCGACTTCGATGGAGTATCCGGCTCCGACACAACGCAATGCCGTCTCGCAGTCGTCAATGTAGCAATCCACGACCAGCAAGGCTCCCGTTGTTCCAGCAACGTCAATACCTATCCCACCAACGCCGCTAGCGTCACGGAAGGTTAGCCCTTGAATGAGCTGACCGCCGTTGGCCGAGCAAAGAGCCGCGGTTGCGGTAGAGGCGTCGATGATAGTCGCCTTCTTGCCTGCAAGGCCGATAAGACTGACGTGGTCGGGCAGCGTAAAGGGAGGCGTTGAATACTCCCCCGGAGCCACGATAATGGCCACAGGAGCCGCCGCGGTCGGAGTAAAGGCATTGGCTAGCGTGATGGCATCGGCGATGCTCGTTGCGTCCGCCCCTGCAGCCGTCTTGGCTACCAACACCGTGCGGTCGGGATCCCAGAATTTGGCTATGCCATGGACGTGGTCGCTGCGCGCGAAGCTCGTCGCCGAGCCCTCGTCGGCTGTGTCCCCGGGGTTGATGGTGGTTGGCGTGTCAGCCGTGATAGCGTGACGATGGTCGCTACGCGCGAAGCTCGTCGCCGAGCCCTCGTCTGACGTATCGTCGGGCTGAATCGTGCCCGCAGCAGCTGCCACGATGGCGTGCTGATGGTCGCTACGAGCGAAGCTAGTCGCCGAACCCGCGTCGGCCGAGTCATCGGGCTCGATGGTGCCGGGGGCCGCGAAGGCCGCGACGGAGTGTTGGTGATCTGCTCGAGCAAAGCTCGTTGAGGCGCCTTCGTCCGCGGTATCGCCAGGGGTGACAGCACCCGGCGTCGCAGCTGCGATGGCGTGCTGATGGTCGCTGCGCGCAAAGAGGCTGGCCGAGCCTGGAGCCGCAACGTCGTCGGGTCTAATGGTGCCCGGGGTCCCAAAACTCGAGACCGAGTGCTGATGGTCACTGCGAGAGAACGAGCTCGCTGAGCCCTCGTTCGGTGTCGCATCTGGGGTGACCGCCCCAGGGGCTTCGCACAGGATGCCATGGGTGTGATCGCTCCTGGCCAAGGTAGCAGCCGCACCATCGCTAGCAGAGGCATCAGGAACGATATTCCCAGGAGTGCCCACAAGCACTCCGTGAGCGTGGTCCTTCCTAGAATACTCCAGGGAGGAGCCTGCAACGCCTGCGGAGGCGTCGACATCCTCTACCGTATCGCCGGGAGCAAGAGCAGCGGCCACCACGAGCCGAGGGTCGCTGTCGGTGACGTAGGGGTTTGCCCCACCTGGCGAGCCGTCTGTGCCGACTAGGGCTGCCTTCTGATTGGTCGTCGGAAAGCGGCCATCGTCACCCACCGCGACGTCTGCGGAGCCCGTGCCCACGTTCAGCCACCCCTGAACCACCTTGCCAAAGGTGTCCGCCTTGACCAGCTCATTGGCTCCAGGGGTCGCCGAACCGATCTCATCTGACCCACCGTCTTCGTGCGTGGCTCCGTGCGCCGTGGGCGCCCTTGCATCGGTAAGGCGGCTGTCGTCGTCGGTGACGTAGGGGTTGGCCCCAGAGGGGGTCCCTGTGCCTGCCAGGGCGGCCTTTTCGAGCGTTGTAGGGAGGCGCGGGTCGTCGTCGGTGACATAGGGGTTGAGCCCCGAGGGCGACCCTGTCCCCGCGAGCGCGGCCTTCTCAGGAGCTGTCGGGAACCTCGCGTCGTTCCCCTCCGCAGCCTCGCCAGCTCCTATCCCCAGGTCGACGTTGAGGTCTACCACGGCTCCCGACCCGCCGCCGCTCAAGGCCGTCCCAGCGTTGATGGTCTGATTTGGCTGCGCGCCAGCCGCAATCCCGTCGAGCTTTGCCCCGTCCACGGAAACGTCGCGACCGTCTACAGTCCCGCCCGTGGCTATGTTGCCTGCGTCGTCGACGCTCACCGCACTGCCTTGGATGAGCTTGCCCGTTGTCCCGTCGAAGCGAGCCAACGTTTCGTCGAATGCCGAGGCAGGCCCCACTACGTCCCCGCTCGTCGGGGTGGCGCGGGCTACCCATGCGGTCCCCGTCCAGAGCCACTGGGAGGAGTCGTCGGCTTGGATGGCTTCGTGTCCCTCGTCGTCGGCTCCGAGCCCGAGCGCGATACGCGCCGCCGCGTCAGCCACTTCATGGACGATGGGTCGAGCTGAATCTGGAATCTGGGCAATGGGAACATCGCCCGTAGCATCGAGAGTAGCGACGCCATTCGGCTGTCCTTTGTCGCTGGCAGGGATCCCTCCAACCTGACCGATGGTCACGGAGTGAGGATTGTTATTCAGGGTGACGTGCGGGATTGTCGGGCTCGGGTAGGTCCCCGCCAAGTCCCCACTCGCAGTCCCGGTAGGAGCCCGCGCGTCGGTCATGCGGCTGTCGTCGTCGGTGACGTAGGGGTTGGCCCCAGATGGGGTGCCCGTGCCCGCCAGAGCGGCCTTTTCGTCGGTCGTCGGCAGGTTCGCGTGGGCATAGGTCGACTCGTGGGTCGCCACGGCAGCAGCCGCGCTCCCGGCAGGGTCTGCCCCGGCCTGCGCAGCCGTCACCGAGTGTGGATTCGTCGCGTCGGCGACGTGGGTATCCAGATTCCCTTGAACAGTCGCCGCTGAACCCACGGGGTCAGCCCCCGCCTGCGCAGCCGTGACGCTGTGCGGGTTGGCCGTGCTCGCGATATGCCCATCCGCAGCCGCCCCGTCTGCAGCGACGTCGCGGCCATCTACGGTCCCGGGCGTCGCGATGTTCCCCGAGTCGTCAACGGTGACGGAGCTGTCCTTGAGCAGCTTGCCCGTGGTCCCATCGAAGCGCGGGAGCGCGTTGTCTGTGGCCGAGGCGGGGCCATCCACCATATCAGGCAGGGGGACCCCGACCTCGACCACGTTATCGGCCGGAACGTCGGTGAGCACGACGTTGCTACCGGCTCGAATACCCTTCGCTTGCAATGCGTCGCCCACCTTGGCAGGGGAGGCTACGAGCGACTCGTGCGCGTTCTGGCCAGCGTCGGCCAGGGTATTTGACTCACCAGTCGCAGGAGCTGGAACAGGAATGCCAAGGATGAGCTCGATGCCGTCTTGTCCAAGTATGAGGCTGGTCATGCTGGCAACTCCTGTACGTCGAGAACGAAGCGCTGCGGGGACGTCAGCGGCCTGTCAGAAGCATCCGTGAAGGTAATGGCGGCCTCCTGTGCGATGCCCGCCACAAGGTCTGTCGGATCCCAAACAAACTTGAACATTCCTTGCGCCGCGTCCACCTTCTGAGCCGTCTTGACAAGAACCCCAGCCGGGTCGGGCCTGTCAAGCCGCAATGTGACCGTCAAGTCGGTAATGTCCACACCCTTCAGTACGCCTAGCAGCTCTGGGAGCTGATCGCCTTCGCTGTAGATGTGGGGAAACTTTGGGCAGGCTTCGCAGGTCATTCTTCACCTCGCGCCGTCAGTCGTGAATAGCGCGGCCCTTGACCGCGTCTGTGAGTCGTTGCATCGAGCAAGTCACGCTATCCAGCTTCTCGCAATGGCATCTCCGCTCTTCGCGAAGCTCCTCCCTGAAAGCCGCGCGCTGGTCCTTCAACTCGCCCACGAAGGCAGCCCGCTGCGAGTCTAGCTGCTCTCGGAACTCCCTAGCCAGTCGGGGGATAGTGTGGGCAAAGGTGTGCCTCACCAACCACGCAACGAGCCCAAAGGCTCCAAGGTTGCCTATCACACCCAGCCATGTTTCCGCTTGTTGGCTTTCCATCGGCGGCCCTCCCGTCATGTTTTGGGGCTGTCGGAGCCCAACGAAGCGGATGGCACGACTTCGAGAATACCCAAGCCATGAGGGCCCCCAAAGCCAAGGCTAGCACGAAGTCGGCCATGGGCCGAGAACGTCGTCCTCGCATGAGGGAACCTCCCAAAAAGCCAGAACTCTATGCAATCACTTGGATCCAGCTCGCTTCTCCATGTGGATGGCTTCTTCAATCTTCGCAGCCAGAAAGTCCTCTAGCATCCCATCTGTTAGACCAAGGACACGCATGAGCCGCAGGAGCCCCGCAGGCCCCCAAAGGCGTCGAAACTTCTGAATTACCGCTTCCTTGATCTGAGCCCCTTCCTCGGCCGTGAGGCGAGTCCCACCTGGCGAGCCATCGTCCTTTGCTCGCTTGATCTCTGCAACGGCTGTCTGCTCGGCTTCACGTACCAAGGTGAAGACGGTGTCGCTCAGGCGCGCCAGCATTGTTGAATAGGCCTCGTTGGCGACCTTAGCTTTGATGTAAGTAGCGACGCGCGCACTGAGCCACGCTAGCAGACCTGCAAACACTGGAGACATCAGCTCCGCAATGACCGCAATGACCTCTATCCAGGTGGAACCCATAAAGCCTCCTAGTGAGCCGCCTGCGCAGACGGCTGTTCAAGGGGCAGCTCTGGCTGCCCGTTCTCAGCGGCCTGATTGGCCGGCTCCTCGACCGGCTCCTCGGGCTTATCCCAGTGCTGCACGTCTTGAATGCACTTCTGCTGCATACCCTGAAGCTCTCGAGCGCGATTCTCCAACCGTGCAGCCGTTTCGCGATGCTGCTGCAAGTTCTTGCGCACTACGTCGGCCTCGGAGCCGATCTTGCGCATCTGGTCGACAAAGTAGCCTACCATCTCGTTCGGAGGGTCAATCTTGCCAGCCAGCATCTTGTTCAAGCGCTCCATGAACTCGTCGGCTGTCAATTCCTCTTTTTTGGCCTTGTTCTTCATCAGTTTTCGCCCTTTCGCTGATGCGGCTGCGCGCCGCTGTTTTCGGTTCATTCGCTAAGGACCTCCATGAGCTTCTCGCCAGAGAGTCGCTCTACCACCGCGATGAGCCGTTCCATATTGACCAGCTTGTGCTTTCCGTTCTTGTCGATTGAGTTGAAAATCCATTCGCCAGCCGCATTATGCGGGGAGAGCTGAGTCCGATTATTGGAGCCGTCTACTACCCACATCTCAACGGACGCGCCTCCTCCTTGCGTATACAGTGAAGTATTGCCGCTGATGCTAGGGTACACGCCAGGAGAGCCCTTGGAGAAAAGCTGTATGGCTGATTGATAGTTGGTCTGGCTAGTAGTTGAGTCACCTGCGCTCAGCAGAGTTAGGTTCGGTTCGCTTCTGAACCAGAAGTACGTTGCATAACCGCTTCCGCTATCCAGAAGGCTTCCATTCCACAATAAGACGTCGGCATTACCCGTTCCATCGTTCCCAGCAGCCACGATATTGAACTGAGAGTGCGCTTGGAGCCAGAGGTTGTCGCCGTTGCGCTGTATCCACGTTCGCAGGTTCGTGCCATTGGTGAACAGAATGCCGTCACCGGGGGCGGCAAAGCCAGTTCCTCCGAGCGTGATGCCGTCTGCGACGCGAATGCCGTCCGGTCGCACATAGAGCTCAGAGTTCTCTGCAATCGTGAAGACGATCTGAGTATTATTGACAAAGCGAATGTTATCTGCCGAGCCCCCCGTCACTGTTAGGCCGACGTACTCACAGTTTAGCAGGCTTGCCGCGGTGAGCGTGCCGAACGCCCCCGCCCCCGTAGTTTCGATGGTCCCGGAGCCAGCATCAAGCGAGAGACAGTCCACGTTTCCACTACTATCGACGGAGAACCCGGTCATGGTGATGGTGCCCATGGTCAGGTCGCCTGAGCCGTCGATATTGGTAGCACTCGCAAGGTTGTTGCTCTTCATATCGAGCTGAGCCGACGTGAACTCGTATTCTACGACCGTCGCTAGGGTTATTTTCATCGACGAGTTGTCAACCCAGCTTATGTAGTCGTTGATATCGAGTCCCATCGTAGTAGCTCGAAGGGCTCCTACTCCTATGAGGTCGTTGCCGTTCCAATCAGCTTCTGAGGCTAGGAAATCATACTCCAAGGTATTATTGATATGGAACTGGAGTGTGTTGGTCCCCGCGAACCATTGAATCCAGGTCTTTGTGGCAGCAATCTCCGGGTTGAAGTAGACCCTCGCGCCTCCACAGAAGAGGTCACCTTCCAGGTAGATGTCATTCGTTGTCGGAGTCAACGTCTCATCGCCAACCGCGAGCCCTCCCGTTATGACGACTCCGGAGGCATTCGCTTGCCATGCCTGGAGGCCTGCGATGGAGAAAACAAGGAGGTTCTCAGAGCGGTCATAGTAAAGCTTGTCTTCGTTTGCCCCACCGATATCGTCGAAGTAGATGGTCGGGTCATTGGAGACAATCTCTAGCCTGAAGTTAGCGTCACCGACTTGCGTGGTATTCGTTACTACATCGCCATCTGCATCGACGCTGAAGCCTGTCATGGTGATGGTGCCCATGGTCAGGTCCCCAGAGCCGTCGATTGTAGTCGCACCGCCGATAGCTCCAGCATTGGTGATTCCACCAGAGCTAGCATTCAGGCTCTTTGCCACGACGTCGCCATCAGCATCGACGCTGAAGCCCGTCATGGTGATGGTGCCAACGGTCAAATCTCCAGAGCCGTCGATTGTAGTCGCACCACTGATAGCTCCAGCTTCTGTGATTCCACCGCTATTGATATCAAGGCTCTTGCAACTAACATCGCCATCGGCATCGACGCTGAAGCCTGTCATGGTGATGGTGCCCATGGTCAGGTCCCCAGAGCCGTCGATTGTAGTCGCACCGCCGATAGCTCCAGCTTCTGTGATGCCACCGCTATTGATATCAAGGCTCTTGCAACTAACGTCGCCATCGGCATCGACGCTGAAGCCTGTCATGGTGATGGTGCCCATAGTCAGGTCACCAGAACCGTCTATGTTCGCCGCGCCGAGGAGGTTGTTTCCTTGCAGGTCCGCGCCGCTCGCGCTGAAGAGGTATTCAGCCGCGCCGCCTATGTAGAAGCGATACTGGTTCGTGGTCCGGTCGTAGTCGAACCAGTCGTTCGCAGCCTTGTCGAAGTAGACGCGAGGTACCCCGCCGACGAACTGAAGCACGTAGTCAGCGTCTCCGATTTCCAAAGGAAACACAGCCCGCAAAAAGTCGGCCGTCGCGCCGTCCTCCCAGCGCTCATCGACCCATTTCCACCACTCCCCGTTGAGCTTCGCTTTCCAGTTCTCATAGGAGGACGGTGGAATCTCCTCAAAAACCCACCCAGCGTTCTTTTTGGCCTCTGCGGGCTCAGTGACGTTCAGCGACGTGTCTGCCCACCTTGGTATACTTGTCGGCTTTGTGTAGGTCGCCATGAGAACTCTCCTTAAACGGCCGCAACGGCGTACTTGCCTTCGTCGAAGCCTGTTCCCGTATCGTACTGAAACGGTGGGTCTGCATGAAGAATGGTGATAGCTCGAACGCCAGCTGGTTTTCCGCTCCTGACGACGGCGGCTATACGGGCTGGATCTGTGCCATCAGGTAGTGCGTCGAGAATCCTTATTTCAAACGACGCGGGGAAGTATTCAGTGAGCTGCGCATTGGTCTCTCCTGATATGGCGAGCGCTAGCGCTATGATGTTCTCAGGGGTGCCCTCGGACTGATTGAGGATGATTCTCGTCCTGATGGCAATTCGGTAGGCGCTATCTGAGCGGCCACTTCTCTCCTCGCCAACGATGTCTCCAATGCCGTCGAGTGCAGCTCCTACAGCCACGTCCAGAGAAGTCTCGACGAGCAGCTGATAGAGGGAGTCTTCAAGGTCCTGCACTTGCTGACCAAGCAGCGAGAGCATAGCCGAGAATCTAGCCTTGTCTCGGAACTCCTCAAGACGTCGGTCTAGCATCTCTGCTATGTGGCTTGTTACCTTGCTCAAGGTCATGTGGTCACCGTCACCGTGATATCGGCATCTGAGAAGGTCGCTAGCTCGCGGTCGGCGATGGAGATGTTGCTTGTGTTGACGGGAGGCGTCACGTCATCCACCGCAATAGCCGTCACGTCAACGACCCCAGTCACCCCGAAAGGCGCGCAAAGGAACTTGTTGATTATGACGTCCTCTCCAATCTGCAAGGAATCGCCAACCAGCTCGATTGCCTCCTTGACCTCCTGCTCGCCCGCGGCTTGCTCGCCTCCTCCAAACAAGTCGAGGTCTACCTTGACAGTCACGGCTACATACATGCGGATCTGAGTCGCGCGCGAGAAATTGACGTCGTGACTGATTCCCTGAGAATCGGTTATCGAAACCGTGACTCCGCTTGCTCCTGCCTCTCTGAAGGTCTCAATCCCCGCAGGCTTGGTCTCCCAGATGGCTTCGCCTATGTCCAAATCCTCACCGCCCTGGACAACGACCTCGAAGCTTTTTGGGGGCCGCCCAAAGCCGTCAGTGACGTTGCTAGCGTTCTCGAAGACGAAGGCCTGCAAAACTCCGTCGACTGAGCGAACCGTGGAGCGAATTGCTTCTATCGTCGCGGCTCCGCTAAGGCGCAGCAGCTCTTCGCGACGTAGACGCAGCTCCGCGTCGGTCTCTAGCGAGCGTCCAAGTGTCGCGTCTCCAGACTCCCCGATATCATCGGTATCTGGGAACTGAAACTCGGCATTTGCCGAGCCACCCGAAACCTCGATGCTACTGTTGACCCCTACCGTGAGGCTTTCAATTTGGACCTTGCCGCCAACGTCATACGCTCGCGCGCCCGAGACATCCTGGTTGATGACCGCAGCAACTTCACGAGCGAGCGCGTTGTCAATATCGACGAAGTCCCCCGTCTCGAAGTCAACCTGCTGCGAGGTTCCCCCGTCCACTTGCACGAAGAGGGTATCGCCGTTGTCGAGATCATAGGGCTCTGAAGAGCCACAAACGATCTTCGCGGAGCGATTGGGATTGAAACCTTTGATGAGTTCGAACGCAAAGGCCAGCGCTGGATTCGCAGTGCCGGCTGTGACTTCGATTGCCGAGCCCTCTCCATCAGTATCGCTGACGAGCCGTACTTGGCCGTTAGCATCGACAGCATCCAGTCCCGTTGTAGCCGCTTTGATTGCATCCGCGACCTCCTGTGCCGTAGCGTTTCCAATATCGACAAAGTCGCCAGTTGCGAAGGTGACCGTCTGAGTGGCCCCTTGGTCGACTTGCAGCTGAAGGGTCTGCGCGTCGACTAGATGAAATGGCTCACTGTTCAAGCTGTTGAGAGCTGCCTTTGCGCTCCAGCCAGAAACAGGCGTCGCAATGCTATTGATGGCATAGGCATTGCCGACGACGGGGGCCGCTTCCTCCGACTCGAAAAGACCTTGAACTGTGGCCGGGTATGCAGCTGCATTGGTGACTGCTTCCGTGAGTACCCAACGAGCCCCAGATGAGCCGATGCGAGCGACCTTGCCCGCCGCGACCGTCGTAGTGGCTGCGAGGCTGAGATCTAGCGTCACCTGCGACGGGGCCGCGGAAAGCCGCGTCGTCCCTGTGATGGCCGCAACGTTGTCCAAGGCTTCGTCGTTGGCCGTGTCTGGGTACTGCGCGCGGTAGATGGCGAGGGCGACCTCCCACAGCTCCGCTAGCTTGTCAGCGTAGATCCCGTTGAGTTGGCCTAAAACGCTGTCCGCCTGGGTGTTGATATTCGGTCCATATGCCGCGCGCTCGGCCTCCTGAAGCTCCTCCAAGAGCACATCAAGCGTCTTCTCGTTGAACCCTTCCGGGATAACTCCGTAGCTGCTCATGCGATTCTGAACTCCTTACTGAAGTCGAGCGTCCCGCCATCCGTCTTGATGGCTGCAAACGTGACTGTCAGCCTTCGCTCTGCGTTATCCAACTCGGTCAACAGGCTGTCGAGAGACGCGATGCCTGGAGTCGTCAAAATAGCCTGTCTGAAGACCGACCGAATGGCAATCAAGTCGGGGTTCTTCAGCAGAATCGTCTCGTAGTAGGGGATGCCTATCGTTGGGTCTAAGAACCATTCCCCCTTGAAAAAGCGCAAGCGAATGAGAATGTGCTGGATAATGGCATCGTCGCCATCCACGAGGCTCCATTTCTCGTCGCTGGTGTCGATATCGTCATCCAAGGTGCTCAAACGAATATCAGCCATAGCGGCCCTACTCTTCCTCGTTCGCCTTGATGGTGACCAATTCAGAGGCCGTTTCACCGGGGTCTGCTGGATCATCTATTGCTGAGCCGTACCAAGTAGCAGCCGCCGACCGCAATGCGGCACCTCCATCTTGCGGAGCCGGGACCCAGTTTGAAAAGACGTCCTTGAGCGCGTTGACATCGTCCGTGATAGCCTCAAGTTCCCCTTTTATACGCGCCAACTCCGTCTGAACTAGGCTATCTAAGCTTGCAGCGTCGCCCGCATTGCGCTCCCCGAGTTCAATCTTGTCTGCCGCCAAATGAATGCTGACTCCCTCAGCATGACCTAGCACGAGGCTATCTGCGCTAGGTTCTGCAATCGCCTTTGAGTCAGGATAAAAGCCTAATAGCGCGACCGCGTCGGTCAGGTCGTGCATTCGGAACTCGTCCGGGTCCGTGTCCTCGCCGTCGCCAGCCACGAAGTTGTCTATGCTGCGCTCATTGAAGACGAGTAGCACGTGATCCCCGGCCTCGACGGGGAACGTGATATGGAAGGCCGTCGTCCTCGGGAACACCACGGGAACCTGCGGGATGATAGGTAGCTCCTCTATCAGTTCTTCCCCGCTCTGCGTTGCCACTAGCCGCTTGATAAGAGGCTTGACGTTGGCCTTCTGCGTCGCTGGGTCGTAGGTCTCAATACGGCCTGGAAGAGCTGTATGAAGATCCGAAAGCGAATACTCGATGGCCACCCTCAAGACCTCTTGAGGCTCTGGCGTCCTGCTCAAGGGTTCAGTCGTCATCCTATCGGCTTCCCCTCAATATCCACATACCAATCGTTGCCCCAGGTGTCCCCGATAAAGGTAGCCTTCTCAACGCGGTACGCTCCGTTGACAGCATCGAGCGATTCGGCTTGCAGCTCCACGAGCTTCCCAGGGAGGATCTCTGGTTGAAGCAAGCTGCGAGCCTTGACAAGCCCATCCTCGCCTGCTTCGGGGATCCCTACAAGGCCCGTCGCCGTGGTGAGCAAAAAGGCTTGGTCGCCGAGCGTCTCCTCGGGCCCTAGCAGCTGAAACTTGCCATCCTGAATGCTCCAGGAGTAGCCCATCGACTTGACCACCTTGTCGAGCTGCTGCTCGGCCTTCCCGCTGAGGACGACCCCGTTGACGAACTCGGTCAGCGCTCCACGTATACTGCCGTCCCTCACCTTTTCAGCTATGTTCCCAGGGTCGATTCCCAAGGCGTCAGAAGCCGCTTGGAGCACATCTCCGACTTGCGCTGGCCCTTCGAGCGACGTATTGATGCGAGCCGTTCTGAAGGCGACCCCGCCATCGCTGCCTTGAATGGCGCTCACCCAGTCCCTGCCGTTGAGCAAATTGGTAGTGTGCTCGACGGCCCCGCCGAAGATTTGAGAGAGGTTCTCGGTGTAGCCTGCCTGGAGCAGTAGCGGGATCCCCGATTCCTGCAATGCAGCCCGATTGTCCTTGGTCAGATTGTAGATTTCCAGTTGCGCGGTATTCGGCTCGCGTGGAAGACTGCGCACGACCTTGAACTTGACCCGTAGCGTCTCAGCAATACCAGTCTTCGTCGCAGCCGAAGCAATGGAGATGCCACCAACGTCCACAGCAATGGCGCGTCCGAATAACTGGATGCCCACGTCAGGCCCCTTCGTTGTAGGTCAGCACGACTTCCCGTCCAAGCTGATTTAGGCTTGGCGGTGCGGTCACTGCGCCGACGTTTACCGTGACCAGCTCGCCTTCCGGCCTTCCCGTTCTAGCCGCCCAGAGCCGAAACAGCTCCCATTGGTTGACCACCTTCATCCCAGCTCGCAAAAGCCGGTTGTTGACGTCCAAGATGTTGAAGTACCAGGTATCCTCGCGTGAGTTGTACTTGAACTTCAACCGGTACACGATACCGTCCAAAGGGAGCTCGAAGATGTAATGCTCCACACCCTCTGCCACGACTGGGAACTCTAAAACGGCCATATCAGAACCCTAGCGCTCCAATGAGTGAGGCGAGAATGGACGATTGCGAGGCCGTGGTAGCGGCAGATGCCGCCTTGGCTGCCTTACGACCTAGATTCGAAGCAGCTCCAGGGACCTCTAGGGTCGACTTCTCCGTGACCGCAATAATGATCTCTCGCAGCGTGATATTGACCTCCAAGATCCTGCTGCGGTCCTTGTCTCGAATGACGCTGATGCCTGTGATGGCCATGCTCGTGTAGTCGCGCAAGGTCGTGCTGACGTTGAGCAGGAGCCCCAAATCCTTGACGTTGCGCAACCACTCATAGGCGTCCTCGGCGCGCGTCTGCGGGTCGCCGCCGGGCACCGAGGGCTCGGCTCGAATGAAGGCCAAGAGCAGGATAGGGGTATTGCTCACGATGGCCTTGAGAGTCAGCTCATCAGGCTTGCGTCGGATGTGATCAGTGACGTCGGCCCCGCTCTCGACGGGGTGGTCAGTCGTCTCCGCAGTTCCAGTGTGGCCCTCTTCGAGCGTCGCTTCCAGCTCCAAAACCTCAGTAGAGGACTCCTGCTGAGTCAGGCTGACGCGCTGCGGCGACCCGCGCGCAATCCGCGAAGCTACGAGGGCTGCAACTCCGATGCTAGGCAATTCTGCCATTACCCGCCTCCAGCAACAGCCGTCGCAAAGGATTGGATCATCTGCCGGTCGCGTCGCTCAAGCACTGTGTCTACCTGCCTAGCCACCTGCTCTGCAATATCAGCAGGCCGCTCTTGGCCTTGGGCATCAACCGTCACGTCTATGTTAGTGGTCGGTGAATTGGTCACCACGGGACCAGCCGCCGCGGCCCTCGGAGTTGCAATCGCTGCGCCCGGTGTCATCGTCGTAGCCGCAGCAGGAGAGATCATCTGCAACGTCTTCGCGCCTTCAATTAGCCGCTTGACTAGGGTTGCCCCGGAGGCTCCCGCCTCAAGGGCGTCAAAGACAGGAGCCTCCGGAGCTGCGCCGCTGGCGATGACGGCGCGTTCTTGTGCCGCACGCTCGGCTTGCACCGTGGGCGTGCGGGTGCGTCCTGGCATTGGCTCCGTACCAACGGGAATGGCTGCAGCGGGAGCGGCTTGTACTATGCGCTCTGTGATGCGCTCCCTTGTGACTGTGCGCTCTCCCGCGCGCGCGCGCGCGGGTGTGCGCGCAGGTGCGCGCGCGGCCGCGCGCGCGGCTACAGTGCCCGCAGGCTCCCTTCCTGCAGCGATTGGTTCCATCGGTGCAGGTGCACGTCTAGGGACGATTGGAGGGGCACCTGGGGGCGCTGCGGTGCCTTTCTGTTGCTGCGGCGGGGCCGGAACAGGCATCCTTTCTTCTGCCTCCTCGGGCTCTCCCGAAAACAGACCTCCAAAGAACCCTGCGATACCCTTGAACCGGTCGACGACTCCGTCAATGAAACGCCCGAAGAGGCCGCCCCAGTAGTCGATAACGTTGTCCCAAAAGGTCATGAGGGTGTCGGTGAGGTTCTCGACGAAGCCGTCCACCTCACCCTCGGTCATTCCGAAGAACTTGAGCCAGTAGCGAAGCGCCTCGTCTAGCATGGCCCCTATGGCAGGCCCGATGCCACCCCACTGAGCGATCAAGTCCTTGATGCCACCCGCCATAGTCGAGAAGAAATTCTCCTCTCCCTGGAGCAGCTTCACGAGCTCGACGCCCAACCAGATCACAAGTCCAATGAGCGTCCCGATGAGCGCGGTAGTCAGGATTATGGGCAGGGTAGCCGCGAGCCACGCCCCAGCCGACGCGACCGCCGACGCGACTGCCACTGCACCCATGACCAGGAACTCGGCGACAGCCATTGCAGCAACCTGAATCCAGGCCAAGCCCATGGCAGCTGCATTGGCGATCCACGCTCCCGCGCTCGTAGCGGCTGCCGCAATGCTAGAGAGGCTGATTGTCTTCGTGGCTGCAAGGGCCCCGACTTGCAATTTGAAGAACGAGACAAGCGCAAGGCTGTTCGCCCGCGCGTACTGAACGGCGATGGTGCCCGCAAGCCCGATGACCAGGGAGGTCACAAGCCGGATCCCCGTCGCGTGCTCGTCGACCCAATCACTGAACGCCGAGGCCGCATCCTTGATTGCCTGCACATAGCCATCAATGGCATCCACAATGCCATTGAAAGCGTCGACTATTCGCTGCTTTAGGCCTGCCCAGAACTCGATAGTGGTCTGCGTCAAACGCCCGAACGTGGCTTCAACGTTGGCCAACGTCTCATCGGAGATGCCTAGCATTTCCTGAAAGTGACGGAGCCAGAACCCGACCGCCGTCTTGAGCATTTCATCGATGGCCGCAGGGACACTTCCCAGCTCGTCAACGAGTTCCTGAAACCCTTGCGCAATGGTGCCCGATACTGATTTGGCTCCCTCGCCCATCTTTTGGAAGTCCTCTATCAGGAGGACGATGGTCGCGATGATGACGCCCATGAGTGCGATCATGAGCAGTGCGGGGGCTGTCGCGAGGACCCACCCCGCAGCTGCCTTTACCCCGGCAAGGAAGCCCGTCTTGCCAGTTATGGCGAACGCGGCCCCCAGAGCTGCCAAGGCTGCACCTACCCCCAATATCGTCTTGCCAAGGGTGCCGAAGCGATCGGTGACGAATGAGAGGCCAGTCTCCAGCCCTCGGATGATGGTTTGCAGGCCCGCGATGGCCCTCCTGAGAGGAGCCCTGACGGCCACCGCGACCTCGGTAACGGCGAGCGCCCATTCGTTGAAAGCTGGGATCAGCTGTTGAGCGAGAAGATTCTTGAGGCTCAACAAGGCCAGCTGCATCCTGGCCTGGTTGTCGGTCAGGATAACCGACTTGTCGATAACGTCTTGGGTGATGCCAACACCTAGTCGCTTGGTCTCATCGCGGGCCGCCTTCAAGCCCTCAGCGCCAGTCGTGAATAGGGGAAGCAGGCGCCTCCCCGTTCGACCCATCAGATTCAGCGATAGGGCTACCTTCTCGCTCTCGTTGCTCAGGCCAACGAAGCCGTCGGCCATCTCCATCAGCAACTGATCTGCGCTTTTGAGCTTGCCGCCCGCATCAGTGACGTTGACGCCCAGAGCTGCGAAGTCCTCGCTGAGCTTCTTGTTGCCCCGCGATGCCTCGAAGGCGTTCTTTTGTAGCCGCCCCAAGCTGTCAGAGAACGCAGATCCGTCTACTCCTGCGAGATTCGCAGCATGGCGAAGCGCCTGCAATTCAGCCGTGGTGAACCCGAGCTGGATAGACGTCTTGTCCAGCTCGTCGCCCATGTTCCGGATGCCATCGACGAAGCTGGCGGCGAGCTGCCCTACCTTGAACGCGGCGAAGGCCGCGACAGCCTTCTTCGCTAGACCAGTTACCTTGTCGAGCGAGCTTGTTACCTTCTGCTCGTCAGCCGGGTTGACTTCCATGCCGAACGAGACCAGGACTTCACGCAGACCAGGCATAGCTACCTTCCTGTCGCGCACGGGCGGCGCGCTTTTCGCTTGGCTTCTTCGGCCGCCATCCACTCCACGTCGTCGTGGATGTCGAGCAACTCGTTTGCTCGCATGACCTCGTTAATGTCCCAGAAGGTTCGGATCTCCTTGTATGAAGCCAGTCCCCGTTGAACCAGCCGCATGATATGGGCGTCCCGGTGAAGGTGCTCTGGCAGCCTTACTGAGCCCGGTCCGTGCGTTGGACGACGTGCCCGATAGCGGTTTCTAACGGAGAAAAAAAATCTCCAAACTGAGCCTTCAAGGCCCAGCCCAGCCACTTGTAGAGTGCAGCGACCCTACCCCTGAAGTGAACCGTCAGCACCGAACTGAGCTTGATTTCCTTGTCCCCTTGCTTGAGGTAGGTGACGTCGGCCAGTGTGTTGATAAACTCGCGCTGCTTGACCTTGTCGAAGCGGGCGAAGAACTCGAGGACGGCCTTCTCTAGCGCGCCCCCGAGCCCTTCGCCACCCTCATCCATGAGCCGTTTGAATGACTCGGCGGCACTGCCATCCGACTTTAGCAGAGCCCCTCCGAGCGCGCCAATTGACGGCCCAAAAATGAACCCGAGGTCTGCCACCATATCGGTCGCGGTCAACGGGTCGAGCATCAAGCACGAGTATGCGTGGCCGTCTATGGTGGTGGTTTTGCTGTCTTGCGCCCTTTGACTCATCGCCTAGCTCCGTATCAATTCCCGCCGATGAAGACATCTAGCAGGTCGGTTTCAAACACCCATTCCCGCGTTGTGGCTTCGCGAGCGAACTCCGAATCCGCGGGCTTTTGGATCCAGGCCGTTTCAGCTCCGCAGATGGTACGGCCTGAATTGTCCTTCACGAGGAGGGGTCCGATGCCATCTCCACTAGCTTCGTCCAGGAGAGAAACGGCACTCAGTGCATCGTTGCTGACGCTGCTTTGCATCAGCGTCAACGTCACCGTTCCACCTCGGTCGTTGGATTTGGCTCGAACGCCCTCGCCGTCGGACCCGATGCTCATATTGTAGCTCGGGTTGTTCCTCGCAACGGTGACGAAAGTGCCGTCCGCGATTCCTTCAATCGGTATTCCCGCGAAGATGATAGAGACATCCGCGGGATTGTATGTCTTGACGCTCATAGCAGCTCCCTTTCAGGTTCGGAGTGTGCTCACCCCTTGGGCCAATTCAGCCTTGAGTCAGCTCAGCCTAGATCAGCTCCCTAGACTGAAACCGTCCCGCGAATCTCGGTTGCATGAATGGCCCCTGCCAGGGTCGCCGTGAAGTTGACGTCTGGCAACAGCCTGTTTGCCTTGTCATTCGCATCCACTTCCGACGCCAGCGGCACAGTGACGGTCGGCTCCGGGGTCGCGGCAAGGCCCCCTACCGCGATGCCGTTCTTCAGCACGCCCCGAACCTCGTTCTCGACAACTCCAATCCCCTGGTCGGTGAATGGAATCTTGTCGAGTGAGATCATGGCTCGAAAAACGTTCTCCTGCAGCCGCGCCGTTAGCCAGTCGATGAAGCGGGTGATATCGATGAACTCCCCTCCGATCATCTTGCCCTCGGCCGAGATATTGTTCCCTGCCAGCCGGATGTAGTGCTCGACGTTCTTCGCCCGCAGCTCCGTCAGCTCCGCAGCGGTGTACTCCTGAAAGGAGACCCCGGTGAGCGACTTGAACTTCCAGGTGATTGACCCAGGATCCTTCGGCAGGTTCTTCCCGAGGGAGGCTGCGTGCGGGAACTGCTCCGTCGTCGGATGGAAGTACAGGAAGGTGCGCTCGAAGTCCTGCGCGAGCAGGTTGCTGGCCACGTCACTAGACCCCGACAACGGCACGTCCTGGTCCTGGGTCATGGCCGCCTGGATGCGTGGGATGGTCTCGATGTAGTCAGCGACAGCATCGATCTCAGCCTCTCCAAACCAATCGCCGCAGATGGCGTACCAGTCATCGTTGACGTCCCGCAGGTCGGCGATATCGTCAGCGATGCCGGCGGTGCCTCCCGCGTCGGTGGTGTCGTCGTGGATGAGGGTCCACAAGCTCCTGTCAGCCACGCCGAAGGTGAAGGGCGCGCCGGCTGTAGCACTCCCTCCTGGGGCGTCGGCCGACTCAATCTTCATCGAAGTATCGGGGCCGACGTTGGTAGCGAGCACATCCTGCCCGCCGCCATTGATAGCTGCCACGAGCCCTGCAATCACTTCAGCCAGTGTGGCCGACGCGTCGCTGGTGAACGTAAAGGCTTCGCCATTGATGGTGAAAGCGTACTCGGTGGAGTTCACGGCGACGGGGACCATCGAGACAGTGCGCAATGGCAAGTTGCTCCGCTTGCCAACGATGAACTGGCCTACCTTGGGATTCTGCGCGAGAATCGCCGCAGCGAGCTTGTAGGCAAGGTCGCTCGATGTGAAGCCGTCCCCCGTCATTCCATCTAGGCTCGTGTAGAGCTTTGCCAGCTGTGGAATGCGGTCGTGGACGGTGAGAATCAGCGGGGTCCCGAAGCCGACGCGCGACACCGAGGCCGTCTGCTTTGTGATCTGGACGTTGACGATATCGTTTAGGCTCATAGCCTTGACCTCCTAAGATGCGTCGACCGTGAAGTCGACTCCGAGTTGGGTAGACTTGATGGTCACCTTGTCCGTGAAGCCGGTTTGCTCCGTCATTACCGAGCGAGTTCGGAGCCGAATATCAAGCGCTGCTCTGGAGATCCACTCATCGTTGACGACCTCGCTCACATCAATCACTGCTAACGGCTCAACGATGGCCAATCCGAGCGTATCCTGAAACGTTCTCTGCCACGACAGCATGCCCAAACTGGCCCTCGCCTTGTTGAGCAACGCGACTGCGTTGCACATTGGGTCGTTGGCCCCCGCACCCGCGTCAACGAAGGCTTGAATACCTAACGTAAACTCGAGCATGGACGTCGCTTCGATCTCGATTTCCTTCCCCGCAGGCTGTCCAAGGTCGGTTGTGTAGCGCTTCTCAGGGACCCCTCCGAGGATGACCATCGAGTTGCGATGCAACGTCAAGTAGGGATAGTCGGGCTGAGGGACGTTCTGATTGGCCCATATCACAGTCACGCCAAGCAGCTCGACAAGCCAGTCATAGAGACCACTGTCAATGGTCTCCCAGTCGACGGGCTGCAAGTGCGTTGCGAGGCTGGTCATCTGTCCATCCTCACTGCTACGCACCGATAATAGCCGCCAAGGTCGAACCAGTCTTCAACAGAATGGATCTGGTAGGTCACCCCTCGGTAGAGAAGCCTGTCGGGAGTCTTGCAAGCTGACGTCTCGACGGTGAACAGCTCGCAGGTCGTGTAGACAGCTTTTGCTCCCGAGTTGCGCAGACCCTCTGGAAGGAGCTGCAGTTCCTTTGCGTTCATAGGTTGCACAGACGCACGGATGCAAAAGCGCTCCTCTAGCGGAGCTTGAACTACGCGTCCCTTGACCACCGGCGACGACTGAAAGCGAACGATCTCAACGTCGACTCCCGCGTCCGCTATGCAGTCGTTGAATGGCCGTGATCTGTCAACCACCAGGCTTCCCCTTCTCGTGCACAACCGAGGTGATAGCGCCTATCAGATGGCCCTTATCGATGAGCGGTATGTCGCTGCCTTTTCTAGCTATCGTTGACTCCGCCAGAGGGGGAGGAATGTGGCCTTTGATGCGCTTGATGATATCTGCTCGAACCGTCTCACCAAGCTTGAACATTACCCCCTTGGCTGTATCGCGCCCCTTCTCAACCTCGCGACCACCCTTGGTCATCATGGCCCCGTATCTGTCTCGGTGCGAGTCGAAGGTTGATCGCAAGTAGCTCCGCTCGGGAATGTGTCCGTCCTCAGTCCCGAACTCATGAATGGCCGCCAAGTCAGCGAAGGTCATCGCGGCATCAGGATGATCCGCTTGAGCCATCTCGCCTTGCACACCCACGGTGACGCTGACTCCCTTCAGCGACGCGATACGCGCGCGAAAGCTCCGCAGACGGTTATCCCGAATCCGAACGCTACCACCCACCGTTTAGCCTCCAAAGCTCGCTCACTTCGTCGTTGAGTTGGAGCGCAAGAGGGCTGTCTGCCATGCCGATGGCAAACTGCGGGTTGACCAGCTCGTCGTCGGTCTCTAGTACCTGCTTCGTGCTGCGCAAGGTCGCGGGGAAACTTACCAATGCTGCGCCTTTAGCAGCCTCCCCCTTGAAGTCGGCCGCTCTGTCCTTGAATTTGGCTGCAATATCGCTGAACTTTTTGGAAACAGATCCGACGGTGTAGTCGGAGATGGCCAAGAAGCGCGACCACAACGCTTCGCAAGCTGCAGCAGCCGCGAGATTGAGGTTCGGGTTTTGAGCGACGATGTACTCAACCTCGCGGTCATCCAGCAACGGCCTGTCTCTGATGGTGTCCCCTACAAGAAAGCGGACAGCATCAGCCGTCGACCGCGATGGGTCCCCGTTGTATGTCCACCTCTTGCAGCTCATGCAGTCACTCCGTGGCTACTGCGCCCAGCACGGCCTCGACGAGCTCGTCTTTGAGCGAGTTCTCACTCAGCTCAAGCCCGTATTTCAAGCCCACAGCGATGAGTTGAATCTTGGTGAGCTTGGACAGCTCCTCCCTGGTTGGAGGGAGCGAAGGGTCGCGCGCGGGAGGCGGCTCCGTTGGAATCTTTTCCTTCACCGAGGCAGGCACGCTCTTCTTCCGAGGAACAGCCTTCTTGCTCTTGATGGTGGAGGGGTCAGTTTCAGCCACCCAGCCGCGACGAACCCAGCGATTGACGTCCTTCCATGTGGCCGCTTCAGGGACGGGGTCGCCAGGTCGCCGAATCTCCATCGTGCCGTCGGCCTTCTGCACCTTCAGGCTGCGCAACGCAATATAGGACATGATCCGATTCCTTTCTGGACGCCCTGAGACGGCCCGCGTCACTCGGGGTGAACGCGGGCCGCCTACCAGGAGGTAGCGTGCGCCTAGGAAATGACGCCCGACATAAAGGCCCCGCACTCTGCAGCGACGACCTTTTGGTCATAGGCCATCTCGCCCTCAACCCGGTCGGATTTGAGGTGCTCCATCCTGAAGCGTAGCATGCGCCCACCGGCTGCATTGGAGCCGAAAAGGCCCGTCCAGGCGAACGTGTAGCCGCCAGACGGGAGCATGAGGCTCGGTCGGGGAGCCGCGTACACCAACAGCACGTTCTTGCCGAAGATGAATTGCAGGTTCTCTGCCGCGCCTTCGTTGGCCGTGTTTTGCACCGCACCACCGATGACCACCTTGTCGACCCCTAGCACACCCGCGAGCAGGTCGACGGTCACGATGGCCCGCTGAGTGTACTTGATGCGGTCGAGGAAGTCGGGGTGGTCCTGCAGGACGTTCCAAACCTCTTCGCCCATGCACACCACATTGGCCCTGAAACCTGTCTTCTGCTTCGTGGCGATCAGCTCCGCTCGCATGTCTTCGATTGGAGTCGACCCCGAGGCGTCCCACAAGGTGGAAGGGGTGACGTCGGTCCCGGTAGAAGAGCCCGTCCACACGCCCGTCGTGAAGTACTTTGCAGCCCAGTCAAGCTCCTTCCGAAGCATGAGGTCGCGAGTCACGAACTCGGTGGCGTCGCGGTCAAGGTTGATGACAGGGTCCGCGTTGGCCCGAATCTGGTCGTCTACGTCCTTGTGGAACGCCCGAACCGGGCAGTAGTAGGTCGGCGTATTGTCGACCGTGAAGCCGCTCCCGGCTGACTCGGACGATGGAGCACGGACCTGTGCGTCGGTCCGAAACCATGCGTCCTTGTCATACACGTAGTACCTGTCGCTCTGTTTCTGGACGGGTACCATCGGGAACACCTGGTCAGCGATGAATTCTCGCTGGTCCTGCAAGAACGCGATGCTGATACTCGTCAGCGGCGCGTTTACATGGATGTCTGATGCGGTTGGCTGAGGCATTGCGTGCTCCTCTCAGTTCCTAGTTCTGTCCAAGGGCCCCCGAGGGCTCCCCAAGGGTTTCCCCAAAGGCTCCTGATGGAGCCGCTATGCTACGCGTCCAGGTTGCGTGAGCCAGACGGAGACCTTCTGCCCGGCTCCCGTCGCGGCGTTCAGCGCGCGGCCTGCGATGTAGTTCCCGCTGACCGCTGTGATGGCTTGCCCCGAGGCGTTTGGCGTGACGAGCGCACCAGCTGCGACGGCTGCGCCCGCAACGACCTTGGAAACAGATCCAAGGCCCCACACCGTGGCGGCTTGATCGGCTGCCGGGTTGTTCTGCAACACCCCATCAATCGCGACGCCTGCCCCGGCCACAACGGCCTTGCCACTTGCATTGACCACGACGAAGAGGTGCTGGCTCGCTGACAGGTCTGCGCCGGCGACCATCCCCGGAAGCGTAGGTCCTACTTTTTCCCACGACATAGAAAGGCTCCTTTGAGGCTAAAAGAAAGGTCCCGACGCGCTCACGCGTCCTGGGGTTCGAAGCTCGTCGAGCTGCGCTACGCTCCGCGGTTGCCGAGCTGCGCGGGGTTGTCTCCCAAGTACTCCTGGTACAGGTCAGGACGTTGCTGCATGATGGTGTCCAGTGCCTTGGCTTCGCTTAGCTCGCCAGCGGACTTCTGCACCAGCTCCTTTGCGAGGCCTTGCATCTTGTCCCAAGCACTTCCGCCCTGAGACTGGCCGCGCGAGCCCGCAGATCCCAGGAGAGCGGACTTCTTGACGACCTGGGCTGTTTCGGCCCATTGCTTTTCTAGCGACTCGCCGAATTCTTTGGACACTGAATGGGCCTGCATAAGCATGTCTGCCATCTGCTCTGCCGTCATGCCTGGAACGTGGGCGAACTCGCGCTCGCACTTGGCCACGTAGTCCTTGCGGAGCGCCGACTTGCGCACTGCCTCCAATTCAGCTTCGACCTTGTCGGCCCGCTCATTGGCCTTGTCGATTGCGGTCTGCTGAGCCTTCCAAACCGCCTCCATCTCGGGCGGCATGCCGGCCGGCTTCGTCGACCTATCGGGTTCGCTCTTCTTCACTGGTTCGGCCTTCTTCGGGGCATCGTACCCCGCGGCCTTCGCGACCTCGGCGAAAGCCTCCTTGGTCACCTTGTCCTTGAACCCGTGCTGCAGCCTGTATTGGGCGACCGCGACTTGCACCGCGTCGTCCTCAAGACCAGCTGTTTTCAAGGTCTGCACGAGGGTCTTCTCTCCCTCGGCCTCGGTAGCCAGAACTGTCTGCATGACTTCGTTGAAATCCATGTCCATCCCCTTGGTGACGGCAAAGCGGCGAGCGTTCGCGCCGCGTCTGACGAGGCTGAGCTCGGCCGTATACAACGATCCCAGCATGGTTACGGTTTGAGGCATACGGTCCTCGTTTCACCGGGTTGACTACGCGGAGGGCTCCAGATCAATGAACTCGACGTCTGGCATTGCGTCGGTAGAGACCTTGGTTTTGAACGAGAACCCGCCGACGCTGAACGCGCCAAGCTCTCCCCGTTTGTACTGCTCCCAAAGCTCATCGCTCAACCTGACGCCAGCCACCCATGAGCCCGAGTGAATGAAGTCGTCGCCGAAGGCTCTGCGAAAGACGCGGTGCGGAAGGTTCTCTAACGCAGCTTCCCTGTCCTTCTGAGATGGGTAGACCTCTACCCAGCTCTCTACAAGGACTGCGTCGGCCTTCGTACTGTGTCCTCGGCCTATGACGCGCGACTTGGCCACAAACTCGTGGGCGCTGTCTTCAATCGTTGCCGGCGGGACCCACTCGTTCTGCAGGTCAACGGAGTAGGGGTCGAGAACGACACCATACACGATCTGCTTAGCAGGAGCCGCTTTCACTACCCGGCAACAAATTGACGGGTCCATCCGCAGCTCGCTTGTGGGCTCAGCGAGGGTCGTCCCGGACGTGCCTTGACTCGGCCGGCTCTTGGGACGGGTTTCCATTCTAGCCTTAATCGAATCAAACGGGATGTCAAGGCTTTTCGCCACGGCACGAAGCTTTCGCGTCACCTCGCCACTGTGTCCAAATCGGCGCACGGCTGAAGGGTGGGGAACCATGATAGACGCACGGTCGCCAAGCACGTCCTTGGCAACCTTGCCTAGTGCGAGGACTTTGGCCTGTGGAAAGCGTGCGAGCGACCTATCCAACCATGGCTCCCAGAGCTCCGCAATCGCCTGCTGGCTCGTTTCAACGGGTCGGGCGAAGCCGATGCCCACGTCTTTGCGAGTTAGGCCAAGGGGAGCCAAATAGAGCTTCTCGAAAATCTCACTATCAGGCCCTATCAGCGGCGCTCGGCGAGCGGCCTCAAGCCCACTCGGGGCCGAACCGACAAAGACGAGTTTCGCGTCCTCGGGGCCTTCAAACGGGATTGCGTTGACGGCCTTGCAGACCTCGTCGGCGTACACACGCTTGACCGCGATGGTGTCCCCGTCGTCGGCGACGGCCGCAGTCGAAAAACCTACCACGCAGCCGTTCACCACGTCGACCACGTCGCCAGGCATGACCTCGATTGCGGCCTTCTCGACGGTCATCGTGGTACCGTCCATGAGCGAGATTTCGAGCTTGTCTGCGTGGACGTCCCTCACCTCCCATACTTCGGCGGGCAGGCCGGGCAGCTCCTCCCCCTTGACGGTCATCTCGACGGCCTCGGGCAACGGCATCGTGTCCCGAAGCTCTAGCTCGCGCTGCAAGGCCTCGCTGCGCTGCATCGCCGAGGTGATATAGCTCGCGGGAGGCATCAGGCCAGGGGTGACCTCGGGCACTCCGAGTAGCGCAACCAACTCCTCCACGGTGAGCGACGTGAGCACGGTCCCGTCCGGCATCGTCAGCTCGTGAGTGTGCATTGCGGCGAACGTCGTGGTGTCCCACATCAAGCCGTGAGCGTGCTGCCCGTCGAGCGCCGTCTCAAGCTCCCTACCGCTTGGTAGGTAGACGTGGTGTGCGTGCTTACCATCGGTCTTCGTTTTACCGTCAACAAGCTCGTGGGCGTGCATCCCGTCCTCGGCCGTGTAGACGAGCAACCCCTCCCCGGGGAGTACGAAGGCGTGACCGTGCGCGCCGTCTAGGCCTGTCTGGCCTGCGTGCCTGTTCAGCGCGTGAGCGTGCGCCCCTCCCTCGGAGCAGCCGCACAGGAAGCCCTTCTTGGTCTTGTCCTTGTAGCCCTTTTTGGCTTCGTTCTGACACGCCTTTGCTAGGTCGCCCGGTGTCGCAAGGCTGCGCTTGCGCATCTCGTCGACCATCTCGGAGCCGCGCGCTAGAACGGGCTTGACGTCGGTCCCTTGTCGCTTCGCAGCAGCGAAGGCCTTGTTGAGCTTGTAGAGCGCAGACTTCAGCTCTCCGTTGGACATGCCGGCACAGGAGCCCTTCTCGACCCACGCTTTCTCGATGGCCGACAGTCGACGGTTCGCATTGGCACGACCTCCCGACGACGGCAACGCGGCTTGATGGATTACCGAGTACATCCATCCGGGGAGCATCTTGCGAGCCTGCGCCAAAGCCGCTTCGAGGTACTCGCGCGTCTTCTTCTTGGTCTTCTTGGGAGCGGCCTTCTGAGCCCGCGTCGGGATCGGCTTGCCTTCCCGCTGACACGCTCGCTCAAGAATGTCTCGTGCGATTGCAGCGGCCTGCTCAGGCGACTTTCCAGCTCGGATCTCAGTGCGAAGATTCTGATCAAACGAGGTCAGGCTGCAAGCTTCGATGAGTGGCATGTCCAATCTCCTACGGGAATCGCAGCGTCATGGTCGAGCGACAGTTTGGGTGGGCGGGCGGCCGCATAACGTCGCCCACGATATTGCTCACAAACGGCTGATCTATTGGGACCGCTTCACCGTCGAGCTCCTCGCAGATTTCGCTCGTGCGGTCGTCCATCATGGCCTGCCAAACCTTCTCCGTTCCTGGAGGCATGAAGCCCCCTTCCTTGGCCAACTGCCACGAGTCCTCAAGGCCCTTGGTGTGCGCGTCAACGGTCTCGGTTCGGGCGATGGTTTGCGCACGGCGGGTCAGGAGCTGTTGAGCGAAGTCCTTTGCATTGGCCTTCGCCTGCGCTTCAGGGATCCCACGCGCAATGGCGAGGTCGCGCCTTGCGACTACCCATCCAGCCTGCGTCTCGGTGAGCCCGACGACGGCCTCGATCTCCTCGATTATGGCCTCGGGTCGGACCCCACGCTCGAAGTTTCGCGCGAGCAAGGCGCGCAGCTTGTTGCGCTGACCATCGCTGATGTCCTTGATAAGGCTCAGAGATTTGCTATTGACCCATTTGATAGAGTGAGGGTTGATGGGAACGACGATATCGACGGCCAACTCGGCTTTCGTCACCTTGAACTTCATTGGAAAGCCGTAGTGCCGCGCTGTGTATTGCCCAGAATCTTCGATAGTGGCTATGTAGGCTCGCTCGACACTGGCCATCAGGCGGGTCCAAAGCACGACCGACTCGGGGTCCGCCTCATTGAACCACGGCATGGCGTCCAAAATAGCCTCGATGCTCGTCTGTCCCGAGGAGATGGCCTTCTTTAGCCCCTTCATCTCGTCGCTAGCGTACAGCGCCCGCATGGCCTTTAGGAAGGCGCGCGAAAACCGCGTCTCGTTGCGAGAGAGGATTGACGCAGCGGCCCGAATCTCAGGCGAGTCCGTCCTGTTGCCAGGAGGGCGACGCGGCTTGCGCTTCGCAGCTTTTTGGACCTTGATCAGCATCAGCGGCTCTTGCGGCCCTCGCCGTACGCGTAGATGGTCATGGTGTCGGTGGTCCCCGCCGTCGAGTCGACAACCGGCCGTATCCCCTTGAGCCCGGTCACATTGACGTTAGGGTCTATCCATTGCTCCTCGCCCAGCACCCAGGCGCGCGACTTCTCGCCCTTTGCCTGGTCGATATTCGGTGGAGAGCTTGTGTCGGGATTGACGGGGAGGCGATGCCATGCGGTCCCGTCCAAGGTGCCCTCGTACCACCATTCGACCGACGTTGCAGCGACCCGGACATGGGTAAACGCAAAGGACACGAAGTCGAGGTCCTGGACGTCCATATCATCGCCTATAGCGGGGCTGTCTTGCGCGATTATCGCAGCGTCCATCACCTGGCCTGCTCCCGCGCGTCCGACTCTGTTTTCCCAAGACATTGTCGTCCTCCTAAAGCTTGAATGAGCTACTCAATGGTCACCTTGTCGAAGCCCGCGTTGCTCGTTGTTTAGCCTTCAACTCCTCGCTCATCACCGGGCTCAGTATCGTCGTCTACGTCGTCCTCGTCCCCGTCGTCCTCGTCCCCGTCGTCCTCGTCCTCGTCTTCATCGGAATCACGTTCGTCCCTAGCGTCAGGCTCTCCAGTAGCGGGTTCTCCGGGCGGCTTCGCTTGAGGTTCAGGAGCCTGCTCTTGCGGTAGGAAGCGTTGAGCATCAGCCTCCTCAACAGCCAATGCCGAAGCGAGGAGGGCAATGGCAGCCGGTCTATCGACCTGTCCGCTTTTGAGAGCAGCCGCAACCGTGAGTACTGTAGCGACCTGGTCACGGCTGAGTAGGCCATGGTCGCCTGCAAGCGATCCAGAACCAGGTAACGCAGCGGGATCGCCTTCGGGGAAGGGAAGCGCATCTTGATCCTCTGGGGGCTGAGGCAGGCTTGCCATCTCAAGCAGCTTGCGCTCAAGGGGTTTGCTCGGAGTGAGATTGCCACTGGCTGCGAGGGCTTGAACGTATTTGGCCACGAGGTCGAGATCAGGCCCCTCGATATCTCCATGGACGAGATACGGATCCAGCTCCACAGGCTTGCCATTGAGAGCTTGGCGTCTCCGTATCGCGAAGCGATTGAAGACGGACGCTATGACGTCCATGATGGTGCCTAGCGACGTCCCGAAGAGGTCAGTCATGTTCGAGGACAGCGCGAGGCTTCCAACCTTGTCCATGCCCATGACCAGGAATTGAGCTAGGAACAGCATCAGCATTCGCGTCTCGTAGCGCTTCACGATGCTGTTGGTGTCTATCATGCGACGGCCGCCCGTGGTCATCAGCTTGAACTTGAACTGCGACGGCTTCCCCTCGGCTGTCATCTCAGACGGGACGAGTCCTCCCCAGCGTTCGTCCACGCGCACCTGAGTGACGAAGCGCTCGAGGTATTGGCGCACAGCCACGTCGCCCGGCCGCGCGTCAGTCAGCAACAGCTCTGGCGGGACCTCCATGATAGGCATGCCTGTCAAGTCGCGCTCGATGCCTGTTGCCTCGAACTGCTGAATCCGCTTGAGGTAGTGGTAGGGTATGACAGCGGGCCGCAGCAGGGACTTGCCCTCGGGGTTGCCCTTGAAGACCTTGGTGCGGAATAGCAAGGCCTTCTCCATCGGGATGAAGATGTTTCCTTTGTTGAACGCCGAGGGGTCGTTCTGCGTCCAACCTAGCAGCCCTCCCTCGGTATCGTACTCCCAGCGTTGCAGTGTCTCCTGGCCCCGAATCTCAAACTTGCGCCAACCCCACTTTCCATCGTTGTATTGGCTGTTGGTGGTGGGGTCGTCCGTTTCGCCTTTGCGCAGCTTGTAGACGATCTCGAAGGGCGCGAACCCCGCCCAGAGCATTGACAGAGCCTCCGAGATGAAGTCCTCGAAAGTATGGCTCATGTCCTCCAACGCGCCCTCTGTCTCCTCGGCCTCGTCTTTGGCCGCGTCGGACTCATTAGCGGGCTCAACGCGCCATTCGACCTGGCGGATCAGCATCTCAATGACGTTCAACGCGGCCGCAATGATAGGTGAGTTGTCTATCATCTCGCGGTAGTAGCGAATCCCCTGCATCCCACGGAGCCGCGCAAGGAATTCTTCGTTGATATAGCCGCCAAACTGCTTCAGCCCCGTAGTGCCTAGAATGGCCTGCGGGTCCATCTCCTCGTCCGGCACGTCGAAGTTTACGGTATTGTTGACATGAGCGACCATGTTACATGCTCCACGGGTTGGTCTGCGCGCCGACGTCGAGATTCAGCTGCAGCTTGGAGTAATCGGGGCGTCGCTTGTAGCGGCTCAGGGCCTGGGATAGCGTATCTACTTGGTCGTTGAATGCTGAGTTCGGGAAGGAAATCAGCTCGTCAACAAGGTCATCGGCCCACCGCTCGTCCGGGATGAGGACGTTGCCCGCCTCAATGAGAGGGGAGACTGAATGCAATCGAGCCTCCTTGGAGCCCTCGACTTGAACCGCTATGAGACCCGAGATTTCAGCCTTGAGCGAGGAGATGACTGCGGGGCCGTTCGCCTTGTCCTCGACGAGGACGGCTGTGCATTGCGGGTAGCGGTCAGCCATCTTTCGGATTGTCGCGAGGGTCTTGGGGAAGTCCATTCGCTCGCGGTGCTGGTCGACCAGGTAGAAATCGGCTCCCTTGCGGCACCAGATTTGACCGCAGACGTAGCTGCCCTTCCGTGTTTCTTTGAACGTCAGGTCCCACGATTGTAGCCAGTTGTCGCATCCCTCGGGGAGGTGTCTATAGCGCCTCACCCAGCTACGCTGCACAATGCTCCCCTCTGGCGGGGCCGGGCGTTGCTGAAACAGCGCGTTCCAAAAGTAGCTGCCGTTGGCCTTGTTCTTTTCTAGAATCTCAAGCGGGAACTTGTCAGGCCATAGGGCCTCTCCCACGTCGCGAGGGTCGCGCGGGTCGCCATTCGGCTCGCAGACCGCTGGGAGCGAGATCACATGCCATTGATCTGAGGCCGGGTCCTCGGCCATCTGCTTCAACAGCCTGCCAGCCAGGTCGTCGTCGTGCCATCGGGTCAGCGTCACCAGGATGCAGGCGCGCTCGCCCTCAAGCCGGGTATAGAGCGTCGAGATGTACCAATCCCACACCTTGTCTCGCCACACCGTTGAGTAGGCATCGTCCTGGTTCTTGATGGGGTCATCAATGATGCCGAAGTCGGCCCCCATACCCATGATCCCGCCCCCGACCCCAGCGCTACGGTACGAGCCGCGACGGCCCACGACCTCGAAAGTCGACGCGTTGCGCAACCACGTCCCCTGGGCCACCGTCACCACGTTCTTGCTGTTCAGCGACGTACCCGGGAACACCTCCTGATAGGCCTCGGTATCCATGATGCGCTGAACGTCGCGGTTCATGCGAGATGCGAGGCTCGACGAGTACGAGGTGGCAATGATGCTGCAGTCGGGGTCCCGCCCGAGGAGGTAGGCGGGGAGGCAGCGCGAGACCAGCTCGCTCTTGCCGTGGCGGGGAGGCATGAAGACCATGAGCCGCTTGATAACGCGCTGGGCGAACTGGTCAAGCAGCTCGCATAGCAGCCGGTGATGCCAATTCGGCTGATAATGCGGTCGGGTGTAGACAGCGAAGTCGAGCATGCTGATCCGCGCGCGCGCCTTGACCTGTCGGTCCAGGAGCTCGTACAGCTCTCGAGTTTGCTCGAACGCCACGCTACTCATTTGGCCTCGTCTTGAGAAGGTGCTGGATGCGAGCCTCCAACTCCTCTTGCGTCAAGCCCTTTTCCCTGTTCTCCGTTATGGACTCTGGTTCGTTTCTGTTCAAGCGTTCAAGCTTGATTGCGTAGTCGAGCAGATTCTGGATGTGAAGGGGAATGAGAACGGGCTCCGCTCGGAGGTCGGGGTTGTCCGTGTCTCCACCGACCTTGTGGATCCAGCGCATCAGCTCAATGGAGGCGAGTCGCTGAAGGTGAGTCGAGAGCTTCAGATGGCGCTCGACCATATCGCGCGACGCGGCCCTCCTAGCCTCTTGTTGCTCGGCCAGATTCAGCTCATCGTTGTGCGCGTCGAAAGCGGCCACGCGCTTGCGCCAGTAATGCAGCCTTGACCATTGCTCGATAGTTCCCCGATATCTTTGGTCTTTGCCAAGAAGGGCTGGCACTTTCGTCAACGACCGATGACTCGGCCCGAGGTCGCGATAGGCCACGAAAGCCGCATAGGACCTCTCGGTGTCGCACGGCTGCCGTTCCCACGCCTTGGTGCCAGGAGAGGGCATCCATTCAGCTTCGCCCGCAGGTCGCAGGCCGCTCCTGTTCCTTCCCATTCTCAAAGTCCAATCAATTCAAGGAACTCCGCGCGACACCGAGCTTCGTACATGGAGCCCAGCATAGCTGACGTGACCATTTTGGACGTTGGCTGACGGACCCCTCGGCAGCCCATGCAGGAATGGTGCGCTTCAACGATGACTCCGACGCCTTTCGGCTTGAGATGGAGCTGCATCGCCTCCGCAATCTCATTGGTCAGTCGCTCCTGAACCTGCAAGCGTCGCGCGTAGCAGGTCACCAATCGGGCCATCTTCGACAAGCCGACGACGCGCTCACCAGGCACGTAGCCGACGTGGGCGATCCCTTGAAACGGGAGCAGATGGTGCTCGCACAGGCTCACAAACTGAATCCCCTTGAGCAGCACTATCTGATTGTAGGTCACCTGGAACGTGGTCGAGAGGATCTGTTCTGGGTCTTCCTTGTAGCCCGCTGTCATCTCCAAGAGCGCGCGGGTGACGCGCGCGGGGGTGTCGACAAGGCCGTCTCGCGAGCGGTCCTCTCCCATCATATCGAGCAGAGCCGCAACGGCCGCCTTGCCAGTGTCAAACTCAGGGCTGTTCATCGGATCCCCCAAAGCTTGTGCTGTTGGAGAGACAGCCTCCAATCGGGGTTCTCTCTAACTAGCTTAATACACCATTGGATGGTTTCTGTGTCAAAAAGCGACCCATTCGCAGCTGGTGAGATGAGTTTGTGCTTCGCCTTGCAGGAGGGCTTTGGAATCCCCTGCCCGAGACCTCGGACATACTTCACTTCGCTGGCATTCAGCTGCTTGACCGCGTGCTCGGCCACCTTGGGGCTGACAGTGATCCAGTCGAGATTGAGGCCGTTGACGTCGATGCTCCCATTGGTCTCGATTGCCACCCTGTAGCCTCGGATATGTAATAGCTGGACGAGGGCCTCATCGGCCTGCAAGCCCGGCTCCCCGCCAGTCAGCACGACCCAGCGACAATCCCCGCCGACGCGCCGAATCTCATCGAGCACGTCCTGGTGAGACAGCTTGCGCTGGCTCAGAAACTCGGTATCGCAATCGAAGCCATTCTCAGTCTTGGTACAGCGCACATTGCAGCCGCTGAAACGAAGAAAGATCGAGGCTTCTCCAGCTCGCATCCCTTCGCCCTGCAGCGAGTAGAAAATCTCGTTGACGTAGTAGCTCATTCGGCCTCCGCGTAGCAATTTTCCGTCTCCCAAAGCCTCACTTTGACCACGCGCACGCCCGTCTCGCGCAGCACGTGTGGACAGACAACGGTCAGTAGGTAGTAGGCCATGTTTTCGGCCGTCGGGTTGTAGTCGAGCCGGAACAGCTTTTGGTCAGGTATCGTCTCTAGCGCGTCGCCTAGCTCGTTGTCCTCGTCCCAGATGATGAAGCCATGATCCCAGTGCTCATCTATCCAGCCCCCTATCGCGTCTTTTAGAACCGAGAAGTCGATGACTCTCCCCAGCTCATCAAGCCTCGTGTCTGTGTCGTAGCGCACAGCCGTAAACTGGGCCACGTAGTTGTGGCCATGAGGGCTGTGGCACTTCGATTCGTGTTTGTAGACTCGATGGCCAGCGCAAAACTGGATACGTCGTGTGGCTGCAAGAGGCTTTACGTGCATCAGTCAAGCTCCTTCAAAATCTCTCCCCATAGGCCCCGAAGCTCATCCTCCAACTCGACGTAGTGCGCAACCTCAGCGCGGAGATCAAACTCGTTACCTCGGACAGAGAGCTGTTTTCGACCAAAAGCGTTCCAAAAGCCGAAACCCTTGGGTCTCAGCGACCATGCACTCGAGTCTGCTGAGTGCCATGGAACGGCCATCAACCAACGTCTCGTAGTGAGGGCGAACGCATGAACCTTCTTCGGCCAGACGCGGGCGAAGCACTGTTCAAGCCACGCGATGCGAGCGTTTCCACGGCCCATGCGAGCCATCCCGCCGATGGCGATCTTGGGGTAGTCGCGAGCCATCCCCACAAGAGCTTCCTGCGGCTCCCCAGCGTGGTAGCATGGGATGGCCTCAATTCCCATCTTCCACATCTGCTCAGTATTTTTCAACGACTGACGCCAGTCGTCGATAACGTCGAGCGCGTAGATTTCGGTCGGCGGGTTCGGGGAATCAAGCAGCCGTTTACAGGTATCGACGTATTCATGGACGCTGATGTGAATCCCCTTGGTCATCACGCTATAGGCCCCGCTATCAAGCACCCAGTCGCGATACTTCCACGTGCGGCCGTATCGCTCCAGCAGGTCAAGGTAGACGTAGGAGCACAGCAGAGCCGGTCGCTTCGTCGCGGTCAGCTTGGAGAACGTATCAATCAAGACCCGTGGCGAGCCCCCTACCGCCAATCGGATGGTGGTCATTGCGGCCTCGCCGCGGGCCCATAGTGCTCCATGAAAGCATCACAGATCACTCGCAAGCACTCGCCGTCGTCCATGTCCCTCACTTCGTTGCGGACGCGGTTTGCAGCGAGGACAAACATCTCCGATTGGAACTCGGTGAGCTTGAGCGTCTTGCCAGGAGAAGGTGAGTCGGAGCCGTTTCCCTTGCTCTTGTCGAACTCGGAGAGGTCGCCAGCCATCGGCACGGGTTCCCATTTGGCTTTCAAAAGCGGCAGAAGCTCGTAGTCCTCCCATCCGATGGCCAAATCACTGAGTTTCCCGGTCTTCTCGAACTCCTTGAGCGACAGAGCCAATTTGCGGTAGTCCCATTCAGCGAGCTCTGCCGTGCGGTTCAGCGCGAGACCCAGCGCGCGGGCCCGTTCTTCGTCAATGTCCATCATGATAACGTCGGCCTCGGTCCAGCCAAGCTCCCTCATGACGGTCAGGCGGCCATTCCCTCCAATCACCACGTTGTTGGCCTTGCGGACGACGAGCGGCTCTACCTGGCCAAACTCGCGGAGACTCGACCGGATGGCTTCTAGGTTGCGATCTCGGTGCAGGCGAGAGTTCTCCGGGTCCTCGACCAGCTCCGATAGGCTACGGCGTTCAATTCCATAGGTCATGGGCCCATTTAGCCCTTTGTGTCCGACGCAGTCAAGGCTATCCTGGACGCACCCGGACGTGCATACAACCAGGGGGCCCCCAGAGCCCGAAAACAGCCCGCGCTGAGCGACGCAGCGCGTCGAATTGGTGCAATAGGTCTATATCTTATTTTCTTATAGGGAATAAAGGAAGAAAGGCTTGTTATGGCGTGCTGCGTCAAATCTAACTGCCTTTGCTTCTTTTATTTTTAGGGAGAGGGTATATAGGGCTGTATGTATGCTATTCCGCGCTGGGGGAAACGGGCTCCCTGGATGCGTCAGCAGCAGTTTCCTGGCGTCTTGATGGGCGAAAAAACAAGCCTTGCCAGGGGTCATCGTCGTACCCTATAACATCGGCACAGCGACAGCACCGGGCATTGCGCCCTTTTCAGTCAAGCACGGAGCTGACAAAGCCATGGACCTTTGCTTCACATATTGGGCCAATCGGTACGCCACAAGCGGCACCTCTTTCCTCAGGCCGTGGGCAGAGTGGGTGGAAGAGCTGTCCAATATGCGACCAACACGGACAGGTAAACGCAGCCTCCCTGGGCTCGTTTTGGGTCGCATGACGGAAGGAGAACGACGCAAGAATATCCACGTCCTCACCATTGAAGCCCTCGCCCTCGACCTTGAGTGTCCAGCCAATCGCAGCCCGGTATGGTGGAGGGAGCGGGTAGAGCACACGCTCGCGGAGCGACTGGTCGACCTTGAGTACATTGCGTATACCACCTTCTCGCACACCGAAGAGGCCCCGAGGCTGCGCCTCATCTTCCCCCTTCCCGAGCCCCTCAAGCCTGAGCGATACAAGGGGGCGATGTCCCATCTGAACTGCTTGACAGGCTGCATCGCCGACCAGGCGGCTCAGAAGCTTTCGCAGCCGGTCTACCTGCCCATGTGCCCGGTCGACTCGAAGGCCCATTGGGCGGTGCATCATCCGGGGACCTGGTTCGAGCCCGACGACGAGCTGATCGCTTTGCGGATGGCGCTCGGCGAAGGCCACGGACGGGCACCGATGGACCCTGCCGTGCGACAAGCGTGCAAGCGCATATTGATGTGCGAAGCATACGCTGACCGGGGCGAGCGCGACGAGACGGCATTGCGCATCATGTGGCACCTTGGCAAGCACCACAAGACGATCTCCCCTGAGCACCTAGAGGAGCTGCTCTACTGGAGCAACCGAGAGATGGACGACGACGCCCCGACCGTCGAAGACCTGCTCTCGAAGCTTGAGCGCGGCATCGACAAGGCGGCCGCATTGCACGAGCAGCGCGTGCAATCCCAGGACACCTATCTCGTGCAATATCGCAGCTCCTACTACGTGCGTCAGCGACCCGGCATCGAGGGCTTTTCGAGGGCGTATGTCAAGGACGAGGCGAGGGTGGCTGTCGTCAAGAATCTCGCTGGCTACGACGAAGTCGACATAGCCTACCAGACAGCCTCGGGCGCGATGAAGCGCAAGAATCTCGAGACGCTAATGGAGCAGTACGGCGCACTCGCGGATGAGGCCATAATCGACCTGGTTGCGAGGAACACCTACTACAACCGAGAAACAGCCGTCATCCACGAGGCGTCCGTGCGATGGCCTGAACTCGAACCCCGCTACGACCCGGAGATCAATCAATGGTTAGACATGCTAGGGGGCGAGAAGCTGAAGGATTGGCTCAGCATCCTCTCCGACCTGACCCGACTGTCGAGCGCGTTGGTCATCATGGGGCCGCGCGCAATCGGCAAGACGTTGCTCGCGATGGGCTGCGCAAAGCGGCTGGGGAGCGACGCTCCCGCAAAGCAGGAAGCTCTCACGGGCCGGTTTCAGGAAGAGTTGGCGAGATGCCCGCTCGTCTATATCGACGAAGACATTGACGAGAACCCGTATGACCGCAACTTTCTCGCGACCATCCGTTCCGAGCTCTCCATAACGGAGCGAAACGTCAACCGCAAGCACGTCGCACCCGTCCAAGCTGTCGGGGCTATTCGCTGCATCATCTCAGCGAACCATCTCCCGTTCAAGCAAAAGGACGCGCAAACCGGCCAAGATCTGGCCGCCATCGCAGAGCGCTTCTACTGGATCAATGTGACCGACCAGGCAGCTGCATACCTGCGCTCGATTGGTTCGGACAAGCTGAAGTTATGGCGCGAAAGCCTCATTGCGCGCCACATCCGACACCTTGAAGACACTCGACGCGTCAGCATGGAGAATCGCTTTGGCGTTTCTGGCGACAGCGAGAAGCTCGCAGACCTCATAAATATCGGCGTCAAATGGAACTCGTGGGTCACTGAATGGATCTGCAATGGGGTCTTAGACGGCTTTCGCAGGCTCGATACTGGCGACAAGGACATCACCAATGGAGGCGTCATCTACAAGGGTGACGCATACGTGAGAGTCCGCACTGTTGTCAAGGCTTGGGACAGGTATTTGCCCAACTTGCGCGTTGCACCTGACCTGCGGCCGATCTCAGATGCGTTGCGCGGCATCGCCGACCCCGCGTGCCGATATCAACCCCGCGATATCGGCGTCCCCGGGAACAACCAGCAACGCTACTACAAGATCCGCACGAGCCCGCTCGTGACCTTCCTGGAACAAACGGGCGCGGGCACGATAGAAGAGCTGCAATCAGCTCTCCAACGAGGCAACGAGGCCCTCCAATAAGAGGAAAACAGCCATGGCGATACAACCGAAGCTGCAACGCGGCAAAACCTATCATGGCCGCAGAGGCCGTAAGACGTACGAGATTGTGGGCATCGCATCAGACGGCACGGGGCTCCATCGCTACACCGTGCTCGAGCACCCACAGGAGGTCACCAAGGAACTCCCCGAGAAGCAGCTACTAGAGCTCGTGCGGCTCAAAGCCGGCAATGGCAATGACAAGAGCGTGTGGCTCTCAGCGAGCCAAATCTCAACCTTTCGGCGTTGCAAGCGCTGCTGGGCCTTCACCTACATTGACGGCGAAATCGCTCCTGAGTCCCCGGCGACGGCCTTTGGCCTGGAGCTGCACACCGCGATTGAGAAGTACCTGAAGACGGGCCGATGGACAGGTGCCGCGGACGTCGTCGAGTGCGCGAAGCAGGGGGAGCATCTCCTTCCCTCACCCTGCGACCCAGCCCTCGGCATCGAGCGCAAGATGCTGCTACCCATTCTCGGGGGCCGCGCTACGCTCATTGGCTACATTGACCTGGTCATCCCCGCGCGCAACGGAAACCCGCCCGAGGTAACTGATCACAAGTCGACCAAGGACCTGCGCTACGCGACGACGCCCGACAAGCTCAAGGACGACGTGCAAGCCAACATCTACGCGCACTACGCAATGAAGTCGCTAGGAGCCGCCCGCGTGCTCGCGCGTTGGCGATACTACTGCGCGCGCCCTTCCCGAGCCAAGGGAGCCACTGCCGATGGTCGCCCACGCAACGCTCGCGGCTTCAGAGCGGTCACTCGCATCAAGACGCTCGAAGAGGTCGAGCAGCAATGGGTCTCGCTAATGGCCACAGCAGAGGAAATGGTAGACCTCGCGCTCAACCCCAACATCTGGGCCAAGAACGTTGACGGCAACCCGGACGCCTGCGGCGACTACGGGGGCTGTCCTTTCAGAAGCAAGTGCAGCATGCCGACCAATACGCTCGGCTCGCTCATGGAACACGGACGGGTAGCCCATCTCAAGGCACCCACTTCAACACCAAACCAGGAGACTACCGATATGTCGAGTCTGATGGACATCATTAACCGAAACAAAGCCGAGAACGCAGCTCTTCCCCAGCAGGCTGCTCCAGCTATGCAAGCAACCCCGCCGCCCAAAGCCTCTACTCCCCCGCCAATGCACGTCCCCAGTGCCCTTGAAGCGGCCGCTGCGAGGGCCCTCGCCGAGCGCGAGCAGAAGCCGATGCCAGAGCCCGAGGTTGGGAAGTTCCAAGAGCTCCCCGACCCCGTGGCGGTCGAGCATCAGCCCTATGCGCCCCCGACTCTGCGAGAGCTTCAACAGCGCGACGGCGCGGTAGGGGTCAATCCCCCGCCAATCGAAGAGGAGCCGCTAGACGAGAGCATCCAAGAGGCCATCAAGCCCATCACCCCGCAAACCTGGATTGATCGCTTTCGCAAGGGTCACAAGGCCCGTAGCGAGGACGAGATCAAATGGCGTGCGGAACAGGAGAAGCTTCCCGAGAGCCAGCGCGCGATTATCGCAGCAGGCAGCGCGCCCGACCCCACGCCTGACCCTGTTCAGGATGCCATCGAAGCCAAAGCCGACGCAGCCGCAGAGGCTACCGCCCCGGAGCCGATGCCGTATGAGCCCGAGGCGCCCGCAGAGCCTCATCCGCAGCCCCTCACCAATGTCCCCGTTCTTTCCCCGTCAGAGCTCGCTGAGGGACCAACCCATATCAAGGGCACCGTTGAGCACATTATGAATGCTCACAACCCCGTGGGGCCCACAGAGCCCGTCGCCGAGGACCATCCGAAGCAGCCCACGTTGCGGCTATACGTCGACTGCTTTCCGGTCAAGGGTGTGCGGTCGACGATTCAGCTCTCCGAGGTGCTGCGCCCAATGAAGGACGCGGTTCAACGTATGAAGCAGGTCCCGCATTGGAACATGGTCAAGTATCGCGAAGGCGAGATACTGCTCGCCGCCTGCACTCAACAGTCATTCGCCGAGGAGAAGCCCGACTATGACGTGGTCGTGGACAGCCTCAGCGGGGAATGGAAGGCGTGCGGAGATGTGCTGATGGAGATGGCCGACTGTGTTATTCGTGGAGGCCGCTGAAACCATCAACCGAGAAGGAGAAAACAGTGTCCAAAACAGCTGTATATGGATCCCTTGCTGCGGCTTTGCTGGGCGTTGTGCTGATGATCCTGCTTTTGAACCTGCCATCAGCCAGCGGGCGCCCGCCGCACAGCAGCCCGACGAAGCAAGACGAGGCCTACAGTCTCGCCCAGTCGTGTTTGCTTGAGATCGTTGGCACCCAGGCCTTCGCCGATGCCGAGGCGTCTGCCGCAGCCAATTACTGCATCCAGGCGGCAATGGTCATTACCTACGCCGACTATTTGCCCGCCGAGAGGTGACCTATGCAAGGCTTCGCAGGCATCGAATCCGCAGGCGTGCTCCCGCCAGGCCCCGTGGCCTCGCTAGAGTTCAAGCGCATCCTGGCTCTGCCGCGTAGGCAATGGGACTGCGCCAATGACCTCGACGAGCTCGTCTCCGGACTTACTAAGATGCTGCGAAGCCCGCAAGGCCAATGGACCCTCAAAGTCACGCAGGCTGCAGCATTGCGCGACCTGTACGACTTTGGGGGTCTGTTTGGCCCCATCGCCGTTGGTGGGGGAAAGACGCTAATCACCCTGCTGGCCCCGCTACTGGTAGGCGCAGAACGGCCCGTGCTCCTCGTCCCAGCCGCACTTCGAGATCAGACCCTGGGCAAGGTTTTGCCTGAAATGAGGAAGCATTGGAAACTACACAAGAATCTCGCAATCGTGGGCTATTCGGAGCTGTCTCTGCAAAGAAAAGCGGGGCTCCTAGATGAGCTTTCGCCAGACATGATCATTGCCGACGAATGCCACTACCTCAAGAACCCAAAGTCAGCCCGCACCCGGCGTGTCTCGCGCTACATGGCCAAGCACCCCATGACGACTTTCGTAGCCGTCTCGGGCACCGTGGCGAACCACTCCATCATGCACTACTGGCATCTCATCCAATGGGCGTTGAAGCCCGATGCCGCGCCACTGCCCCGAGGCTACTACGAAGCCCGCCAATGGGCCTGCGCAATCGACGAACGCGTAGCCTCAGAAGAGCAAACGGCTCCTGGCGTGCTCTCCGAGTTCTTTCTCGACGACCCTTGCCCGGAGCCGCATCCGCAATCCCCCAACCTTCGAGCCCGTAGGGGCTACCGTCGTCGCCTCGTTGAGACTCCCGGAGTCGTCGCAACGACCGAGGACGAGCTGGGGGTCTCGCTGCAGCTCCTTCCCCGCGAGCTTCGGATCCCTGCGAGCGTGACGAAGCGCGTGGAGGCCATTCGCCAAACCTGGACCTCGCCCGATGGCGAGCCCCTCACCGAGGCCGTGGAAGTTTGGCGACTCATCCGACAATGCGTTGCGGGCTTCTACTACCGATGGGCCGACCAGCCGCCCGTTGAATGGCTCGACGCCCGGCGAGAATGGAACCGCTTCGTGCGGCGCACCCTCAGCACGAACCGTCGCAAGCTAGATACCCCGCTGCAAGTGTGGAACTACGTCAAGCAGCACGGCGGCGAGGGCAGCCGCGAGCAATCGCGATGGATGAACGTCAAGGACTCCTACAGGCCGGTCACAGAGCCCGTCTGGTTCGACGACTATTTGGTGGCTGATGCAGCCATGTGGTTGTTCACCGAGACGGGCATCTGCTGGGTCGAGTATGAAGCCCTGGGCACTCACATTGCGAAGCGGGCTGGCGTGCCGTACTTCGGGGCGGGCGACTCCAGCATTCTCGACTGGGAGGGCTCGTGCGTGGCCTCGATTGCGGCGCATGCCACGGGCAAGAATCTGCAGCAATGGAACCGCAACCTCGTGGTAATCCCGCCGACCTCGGGACAGGTCTGGGAGCAACTACTCGGCCGCACCCACCGCATGGGCCAGGAGCAGGACGTCGTCGTCGCCGAGACCTACCTGCATCATGAATCATATCGCGCGTCCATGGCGCAGGCCTTCGCAGACGCGCGATTCTTAGAGGAAACGCTAGGGAATCGTCAAAGGCTGCTGTACTGCGACAAAAGCATCCCGTCCTACATCTACGACCAGGAGAACCCTTATGTCCAAACGCTTTGAGTACGTCGACTACGACGGCCCCGCGGCTGCCAAGAGCGGAAAGATCCGAAAGCTGTTTTGTGCTGTCGAGCACGCGCTCCAGGAAGAGCTGCCCGACAGTCGCCCCAAGTCGCTAGCATTGACCAAGCTCGAAGAGAGCTTCATGTGGGCAGGAAAAGCGATCCGAGATTGGCAGCTTTCGCAGCCAAAGAACGAGGAACGGACCTGCGAGTGCGGAGCGACGATACCTGGTCACGGGGGCGCCCAGTGCGACAAGTGCGCCCTCTTCAACGAGCGCTCGGACATCCAAGTCTGCCCGGGCTGTGGCAAGCCCCAGGCATCCCCGTGGCCTTGCGAGACATGCGAGACGCGCGAAGCTGTAGAGCGCGATAAGCAGGCGTTGGAGTCAGGCGTGTGTCTTCGCTGCGGGGAGGACATCGAGCCGGATCTGATTCTCCCCACCAATGACAGGCTTTGCGGCTACTGCAACCACGTCACGGACAAGGACGACTAGGCATGAGTTTCCGCAAGGACGACGCAGACAAGCCCCGCATCCACCTCTTGCCAATCGAGGCCCTGCTAGGCGCGGCGCGCGCCATGGGCCACGGGGCCGACAAGTACGGTGCCGACAACTACCGCAAGGACGCCGCATGGAACCGCTACTACGATGCCGTACAGCGCCACATGCTCGATTGGCAGCTCGGAAAAGAGATCGACGACGGCCCCAAGGGCTCGGGTCTCCCTATCATCGACCACGCGGCCGCCTCGGTCCTGATACTGAGCTGGCTCGAAAAGACAGGTACAGGCCTCGATGACCGATGGTTCCCCGAGGAGCCCGAGGAGCCAATCAGAAGGAATCCAAAACGACGAAAAAGAACATGACCTTTATGGTTGCATTGCAGGCCATAATCGGGTAGCGTGCAATCGAGCCCACAAAACTTGACGCCTACAAGGCGCACGACTGAAAGGCTACGAAAAGATGGGTATTTTTGACGGTATCGAGGCTGTGAGCAGCACGGCGGGCGGAGCCTATTTGACCTCTGGGCAGCATCTGTTCCGCATCCATGCGCTGAAGATGCCCCCAAACCTCCGCGCGGGCGAATGCTTCATTGCCGAACTCGAAGTGATTGAGTCGACCAACCCCGACTATCAGAAGGGTCAGTCTGTCTCTTGGATCCGCAATATCACGAAACACAAGGAAATGGCCCTCGCCGACGTAAAGGCCTTCCTCGCGGCTGTCGCTGGCTGCGCAGAAGAGGACATCGATTCCCGCGGTGCAGATGCGTCTGTTGGGCCTGCGCAGCCCTTCGCAGGGTACCTGGTTCGTTGCGAAGCCTGGCAGAAACCGACCAAAGCTGGCGGCGAGTTCACTCGCACGCTGTGGACGCACGTAAGCCGCTAAGGGCGGACGTCGATGGACTCGGAGCCCGTCGGCGCCCCATGCGTCGGCGGGCTCTTTTCGTTTGGAGGCCTAAAATGAGGGAACGAACAGTCGTTGCAATAGATACTGAGACCTATCCTTTTGGAAACGGCTGCATGGCACCGAGAGCGGTGTGCTTGCAGTACGACGACGGGAGCGAGGAAGGGGCAAATCTTGTCACCGGAGCATCGATTCCAGGCTCCGCAAAGGCGTTTCTCACGCTTGCCATTGGCGGCGATATAGAGCTCGTGGGTCAGAATGTGGCCTATGACATGGCGGTGCTCGCCAACGCCAGCCCAGAGCTGTTGGCGTGGATCTTCGAGGCGTACGATAGGGGAGCCGTGCACTGCACCCGCACCCGAGAGCGGCTACTAGACCTCGCGAAAGGAAACACGGGTCCCCAGACCCGTCAGCGCGGCTATTACTCGATGGACTCGCTCATCGAGCGTCGTGGCATTCCTATCAAGGTCGACAAGTCGAACCCATGGAGAGTGCGATACAACGAGCTTGAAGAGGTCCCCGTCGCCCAGTGGCCGGAAGAGGCATTGGAGTACGCCTTGACCGACCCAAAGGCCACGTTGCTCATCTTCCAGGACCAGGCACGCGAAGCCGTCGCCATCGAGTATGCAGCCTTCGAGAAGGAGTCGGCGCGGCAGGCGGGCTTCGACTTCGCGCTCAATCTCATGGGCGTCTGGGGCGTGCGCACGTCGCAAAGCCGCGTCAAGGAACTGCTGGAGCGCACGACCCAGCGGCTTTCAGAGCTTCACGTCTTGCTCGTCAGCATGGGCATCATGACGCGGAAGGGCTCGAAGTCGACCTCCCGCATCCGCGAGCTCGTCAAAGCTTCATTTGAGCAGGATGGGCGCAATCCTCCGACGACGGGAAAGGGAGCCATCAAGACGGACAGGGAAACGCTCGAGCAATGCAGCCACCACGCCGACCTCAAGTATGTAGTCGAGCACGCCTACCTCACGAAGCTGCGCTCGACCTACGTGCTGAAGCTGATTGAAGGGATCAACGGGAACATCCACACCAGCTTTCACGTCCTCGGAGCTGACACGGGTCGCACCAGCTCCAGCGGCCCCAATCTGCAAAACCAATCAAACAAGGGCGGCGTGCGCGAGTGCTTCGTCCCTCGCAAGGGCTTTGTGTATCTCGGGGCCGACTACGACGCCCAGGAGCTGCGCACCTTGGCACAAGCTTGCGTCGACCTCTGCAAGTACAGCAAGCTTGCCGAGAGGTTTCGCGCAGACCCCGACTTCGACCCACATACGGCCTTTGCCTGCGGCGTCATGGGCTGGGACTACGGGGACGCAATGCAGCGCAAAGCGGCCGGCGACAAGGATGTCAAGCAACGACGCCAGGAAGCCAAGGCAGCCAACTTCGGCTTCCCTGGTGGTCTCGGAGCGAAGAACTTTCGGAGCTACGCGCGGGGCTACGGGGTCGACCTCGACTTGGAAGAGGCGACGCGGCTGCGAAACCAATGGTTCGAGCAATGGCCTGAGATGACGGACTACTTTGCGTATGTCAAGTGGGTCGCCGAGGCTGGAAAGCTCACCCAGCTCCGCAGCAATCGGGTTCGCGGCGACGTGGGCTTCTGCGATGGAGCAAACAGCTTTTTTCAAGGGCTCGCCAGTGAAGCCTCGAAGACGGCCGTCTTCCTCGTTTCCAAGGCGTGCTACGCGAAGCCAGACAGCCCGCTGTACGGTTGCAGGCCGGTCATGCTCGTCCACGACGAGATCATAATTGAAGCCCCTGAAAGCTACGCGCACGAGGCTGCCCTTGAGCTGCAGAAGCTCATGGTCGAGGCGATGGAGATGTGGTGCCCGGACGTCCCGGCCCGCGCGACGCCCACGCTGGCCCGCTGCTGGTCCAAGAGCGCAGAGCCTGTATGGGAGAACGGCCGCCTGGTTCCATGGGACATTCCACCGCCCAAAGACGAGGAGCAGGCCGCGTGAAGACGCCGAGCTTTATCGCAGTCGACCCTGGCGACAATGCGGGAATAGCAACGTTCCACGATGGTAGATTGGCCAGCATCGAGCTGGTCAAGGATGCCGTGGAGCGTTGTTGGCGTTGGAAGGGCCAGAAGGGCCTCCCAGTCATCTGTGAGATGCCTGAGAAGTTCTTCAACTCGCCCGCGAGCGTGCAAAGCCTGCTGACGCTTTCGTTCACAGCGGGCTATTTGGTGAGCGCGCTGCACCCATCATGGGTGCGCAAGGTGACCCCGCGCGAATGGAAAGGTCAACGCCCAAAGGCTGTGGATAACGCTCTCGTGCAGCATCTGCTCAACGACCAGGAAAGACATATATTGCGGGCGTCCAGGATATCAGAGACGCAGAAGCATAACGTCGTGGACGCCATTGGCATCGGGCTTTGGTACCTGCGCAGGAGGTGAAGGATGAATACTTACGACGAAGACCTGCTCTCCGAAGTCGCTTCGATGCTTCAGATCCGTCCCTGGAGCCTGCGAGAGTTGTCTCTCCGGTTTGAGAAGTCGGAGCGAACCATCAAGCGGTGGCTGATTGAGCTTCGTCGCCGAGGTTTTCGTGTGGTGCGCGATGGCATCACCGTCGAGTGCCCTTACTACGTCGCCGGAGCTGTCCCAGAAGCCAGTCGGCAACAGAGCTTCTCTGGAATCTCTTAGCGCTTGCCGCCAGATCCCGTTCTGACCCGTCGCAAGCTGTCGCTGAGTCCCGTTCTGACCCGTCGCAAGCTGTCGCTGAGTCCCGTTCTGACCCGTCGCAAGCTCGCCCTCCAACTCTCCGAAAGCGCGCACGTCGTCGCGCACGTCGTCGCGCACGTCGTCGCGCACGTCGTCGCGCACGTCGTCGCGCACGTCGTCGCGCACGTCGTCGCGCACGTCGTCGCGCACGTCGTCGCGCACGTCGTCGTCGCGGCGCTCGCATCATTATAGGGGCCACGTCGCCCAAAGCGCTCCGAGGGCGCCGCCAGCGCTCCCTCGCCGCCTCGCGCAGCTCCGAGGGCGCCATGGGCGCTGCTCGCACGTCGCGCACGTCGTCGTCGTCGCGCAGCGCCGAGAGCGCCACGAGCGCCTCGCACAGCTCCGAGGGCGCTCAAGGGCGCTCCCTGGCGACGGCGTGTCGAAAAAAGGAACATCGAGACGCCTTTTTGGTCGCATTGTGTCGATAATCGACATAAAATAATCATGTAACAACGAAACAACGCCGGAAGGCGAAAACAGGAGCACATCATGGCATCAGCAGCAGACACCCTCAAAGCCGTCGTGGACACCCTGGGCCTCGACAAATCAGCAGACGCCGAAACCATCATGGCGGCCATCAAGGCCCGCGAGACCCGCGCGGCGGCTGTCGCGCGGATGACGAGCGATGCGAAGTACACCATGCAGGTGAATGAAGCCGGCTTTTTTCACCTCCGCGGGGTTCGCCTGTGGCTCGGCTCCGATGAGCTCGACGTCGTCCTCCCGATGCTGGCGTCCGACGAGTTCCGCATCTTCATCGAAGCGCACCGCGACCAGCTCCGCACCCGCTCCGACGGGGACAAGTGGCAGGAGGCCCGTCGCAAGGCCAATCGCGAGGCCACGAAGAAGGCCGAGGAGGCCGCGAAGGCCGCGAAGGCTGCGGAGGCCGCGAAGGCCGAAAAGGCAGCCGAACGAGCCCACGAGCGCAAGGTCGACAAGGAAGTCCGCGAAGCCCAGGCAGCCGAAAAGGCCAACGGCAAGGTCGCCAACGGCAACGGCAAAACCGCGAAAAACGGCAAATGAGTCGCGACCCCTACGCGCGCGACGTGCGCGGTGTGCGCACGTCGCGCACGTCGTGCGTCCTCCCTACCCCCTCCACGCCGCTCCCTGCTCGTCCCGCTACAACGACCCCTCCCAGGGGTACCTGGCGCGACGACGTGCGCGACGTGCGCGACGACGTGCGACGACGACCCCCAACCACGAAAGGTGAAAAGTCATGAAAAAGCCCCGTACTCGCAAAACTGACCGATGGGTAGTCCGCGTCACCGAGGCCAATATCAAGCCCGCCTCGGTGCGCGGCGCCATCGCGCAGCTCGTGGAGTGCCTCCGCTATGCCGGCCTCGCCGACCTGCGATGGCACGACGAGCGCGGCCTGTGCTACGACATCCTGCCTCCAGGTCACGCCGAGGGCCGAAGCAAACGATGGGCGGAGACCAACGCGGAGCGGATGCGCACGTTCGGCTACGATGCCGTCGCCTGGGTCCCCAAGCGCGACGAGTAGCCGCCCTCAGCCATTTCCTCGATACTCCCTCGCTCCTCCCTCGCTCCTCCCTCGCTCCTCCCTCGCTCCTCCCTCGCGCCGTCGCGCACGTCGTTGCGCGCACGTCGCGCACGTCGCCTAGGGCGCTCCCTGGCGTGGTCGTCGCGCACGTCGCGCACGTCGTCGCGCACGTCGCGCACGTCGTCGCGCACGTCGCGCACGTCGTCGCGCACGTCGCGCACGTCGCGCACGTCGCGCACGTCGCGCACGTCGCGCACGTCGCGCACGTCGCG